GTATTTATTTCAATACTTAATACAGTTAATAGTTGATTATCTTTCTTACTAAGAACTGAATCAAGAGACTTCACTCTCATGATTCAGTTCTTAGTAAGAAAGATAATCAACTATTAACTGTATTAAGTATTGAAATAAATACTGAATATAAAACCGTAAAGATAAATTGTATAGACGCTAATAATTATTTAGTAACTTTATATCATAACGAAATTAAATAATAAATATTTAAAATTACTTAGTAAGTGCAACGTGGGTAAATTTTGCGATACAGGTGAATTATGTCAGATTGGAATTGTCAAGTTTGTCGAATAGAAAAGTTAGAAAAACATCCTAATGCAGATAGTCTCTCTATTGCCACCGTAATGTCCGACTATCCAGTCGTGGTAAAAACAGAAGACTACCATCTCAACCAATTAGTAGGTTATATTGCTATCGATACTATTGTTCCAGATACAGAACAATTCTATTTTCTATCTCCTAAAAATATAGAGAAATATGAAGAAAATGGAGAAATTAAAACTCGACCCAATGGGATGAAATATCCTCTTGGCTCTGTTCCAGAAAAGAATCGAGTAATTAAAGCTAAGAAAATTAGAAATGTTTATTCTCAGGGAATGTTAGTTCCAGCCCCACCTCACCTACAAGAAGGAGATTCTCTAGTAGAAGTCCTTAACCTAAAAAAGGTAGTAGAAGAGGAAGAAGAGAATATTACTAAATTTAAAAATAGTAATGCTGAGAAACCTCCAACTAACTGGGCCATTCCTTATTATGATATTGAAGGAATTCGGAAGTATATTAATTGTTTTCGTCCTCAAGAAGAGATTACCATTACAGAAAAATTACATGGAAGTAATGCAGCTTTTTGCTATGATGGTCAGCGTTTATGGGTTAAATCTAGAAATTTTTATAAAAAATTAGACCCGGATGATATGTGGTGGGATCTTGCTCTCAGGTATAATTTAGAAGAAAAACTATCTAAGTTTCCCAAACTAGTCTTCTTTGGAGAGGCTATTGGACAAGTCAAAGGATTTAGATATGATTCTAGTATTAAAGATGGTAAATTACATACTACAGTTCATTTCTTTGATGTTTATGATGCTCATAATAATAGGTATTTAGATTATCAAGAAAGAGTTGATAAAATCAATCAACTGGAATTGTCTCCGGCTCCAGAATTATATCGTGGCCCCTGGTTAGGAAAAGAGCACGCCTATCAATTTGCCGAAGGAATGTCTACTCTTAACTCTAAACATGTTAGAGAAGGCGCCGTAATAGTTCCTCTTCATGAGAGATTTGAGCCACGACTTAATGGCAGATTACAATTAAAAATAATTGGTCAAGGATACAATTTGTTAAAGTGAAAGGAAAAAAATGAAAAGCGAAGATTATTTAGGATTAACAAAAAAGGCGGCACAAAATAAAGCAGAGCAACAAAATCTAATTTTCAGATTGATTAGAATCAATGATAAATCATATTTTGATTATCCTGAAGATACTAGATCTGATCGGGTTTGTGTTGAAATTGATCATGATAAAGTAGTAAAGGTCACTTTTCAATGACAGCTTGTCGTTGCGGATATATTGAAAATCAATCACATCATCCTTGTCATGGGCAAGAATATACTTGTTGTAAGCCTAGTACTATAAGATGGATTACTTATCCTACCGCATTAGCTGGTCAACAAATGAAATTGGGAGCTTATCAAACTTGGGCTTGTGATTCTTGTTGGGAAGATTTTCAGAAAAAATTGAAAGACCATTCAGATGGAAATTGAAATTAATTATTCAAAAGCTGAATTAGAGGCGGCGGTTAAATTTTTATCAAAACATAATACATCTTTTCTAGGTAAAGACGAAGAGATTCGTCAAACAATTTTAGATTATATTAATAAATTATCAACTGATGTTGATCGTTGGATGATTGGAACAATGGGTTTTGTCATTTTGGCTGAGAGAGAATTTGAAGGAATTAATTCTGATAAGAATACTATTTATTACGAAATCCTAATTAATCCAGCAGTAAGTAAAGAACGAGAATATGTGACTTACTTGGTCAATGACCAAGAGGAAACATGTTAACTATTAATCTAGGATTAGAGTTAATTTGACGCCAACAATCTTGGCACGTTTCTTGCCACCGCTCCCAGCGACTAAATTTTTTCGCTGCTCCCTAAGTAGGAATGCAGCGGAGTTAAGATTAATTTAGGAAACCAGACATAATGACTACACGTTCTTTTATTGTCCCGGTCGCTAACCAAAGCATCGTGGAGCAAAAAATTGAGAAATTAAATAAGCGGGCTCTAAAATTAAAACTGGAGCCCGTTTCCATTACCTGGGGTAAAGCATTCTTAGAGCAAGATAAACTATGCTTGCCTTGCGAATTAACTGGACCTTTTCAAGTGTCTTATGATGGTTGGGAGTTTATTGCTACCTTACAGCATCTTCCTACCGGAGAAAATATCATTAGAGCCATTACTAATGATTATGAAATTCCTCTTCAATATCGTACTTCCGGTAGCGCTTGCGAACATTGTAATGTTAAAAGATATCGCAAAGATACTTACGTTGTACGACATGATGCTACTTGTGAGGCATTGCAAGTAGGATCTTCTTGTATTAAAGATTTTCTAGGAGGAAATTCTCCTGATAATATCTTGCAGCAAGCTGCCTTGGTCGGCGAATTAATTTCCTTTATGGAAGGTGCTCGTCACAATAATTTTGAAAATAATGAAGGCATTTATTATTTAAACCATGTCTTAGCGCAAGCGGCAGCTTGTATTAGAGAATGTGGATGGATGTCTAAGACTGAAGCTAAAGAAACTGGAAAACTAGCTACGGCTACCGTAGTAGAATATAATCTATTACAAGATAGCACTTATGGTTTATTTCCGGTGTCGACTGAAGATCGAGAGTTAGCAGAACAAGCTATTAATTGGGTAGAAAATCTGTCTGATGAAGAAGTAGAAAACTCTGATTATCTCTATAACATTAGAGCCATTGCTCGTTCTGGAATGGTTGGAGTTAGAACTATTGGATATAGTGTTAGTATTATTTCTTCATATTTACGTCAAGTTAAACAGTTACAGTTTAAAAAAGAATCTCAATTTGTTGGATTAGTAAATGATAGAAGTGTTTTTACTCTCAACCTTAAAAAGGTGACCGGGTTTTCTGGAAATTATGGTTGGACCAATAAATATATTTTTCATGACCCTGCTGGTAACATTTTAGTATGGTTAACCTCTACCTCTAAAGATTTGCAAGAGGGGCAGCAATACCAAATTAAAGCCACAGTCAAGGCTCACCAAGAATTCAAATCCATTAAAGAAACAATTCTTACTAGATGCGAAATTTTATGAGTGATCCGTATAACGAAACAGTATTTTTTGAATTTGAATTAGAAAGATTATTCGATCCAAAAACTCAAGTATTTTCTAATTCTTTAGAAGAGTCAGAAGATGTTGAGTTTAAAACTATCAAATTAAAAGTTGAAGGCAGATCATACTATCATCCTGGACAATATTATGGTCCACCAGAATATTGTTATCCTAGTGAATCAGATACCGAAATTCTTTCGGTTGAAAATGAAAATGGAGAAGATTGGTTAGATAAATTAACAGAGCCTGAAGTTCAATCTTTATTGGAAGAGATTGAAGACCGGGCTCAATCATAGGAGTAACGTCAATAAGATTATGAAAAAATTTAAAGTTGGAGATTTAGTACAAAAAATAAAAGATAATTCTATTATGGATGGTCAAGTAACCGAATTAGTAGGAGAAAAATTTTTAGTATCATGGACTGATGGCTCTTCCTCTGAAGAGGACTACTATCGTCTCTCTAATAGAGACTCTCTTTTCGAGAGAGAATTTAGACTAGAAGCTATGAAGAGATTAAAAGAAATTGATGAGCATTTAGAAAATGCTTGTCGGGAATTAGATGCGGCCGTAAATATTTCAGAAAAATATGGCATCCCATTTTCTACAAATATTTCTTTTATTAGTCAAAATTATAATCCTAAATCCAGATCAAAAAAATATCCTGATCTGGATTCAGACTTCTTAGAAAGTGTCACGGGCACTTATGGTAGCGAAGATGATTATGGATGGCAGCATTCTGCTGTATGCTATTAAAATTAACTTAACAATTAATAATTAACCTTGATAGAAAGATAAAAAATATGACAAACCGAATTATGTTTTTGCGAGATACTAAGAATCATCCTGTAGGATGTGTAGCTATTAATTTTGATTTTCAGACTAGCCAACTGAGTTATCAGTTGTCAGTTTTGAATCCAAACGATAAGTTTGACCGTAAGATGGCTCGCCATTTAGCTTTGGGTCGTTTAGTAGAAAGGCCCTTTAGTGTTACTATTCCAGCGGTACTTAAGTATAGTATGCATGATGTGACCAAGCTAGTTATGAGTGATATTAGCAATAATATCAAGTCGCCTTCTCGAGCTAAAAAGGCAGCTCAATTATGGTTGCATCAGAATAGTGTTTGACTAGTTTTTACTGGCGGCTTGCAAGCCTCGTGCCAGCTGGGTAGGTGTTCCCAGCGACTAAATTTTTTTAACACCACCTAGTACTGCGACCAACCAACGAGAGATAAGTTGGTTGGTCTTTTTATTACCTTTTAATTGGAGAATTTAAAATTATGGATAGCAAGCAACACATCGAGTTAGTTCTGAATCAGCGTCTTCGTCCCATTTTTGAGAAGGCGGCTGCTAAAATTGATAGCCTTCGACCCGGAGAGAAAGTTCCCGCAACTGAGTTAGCTAAGGAACTCGGCAAAGAAATTGGTATGACAGGACCTCAATTGTATCCTACTCTTTTGTTCCTCTTTAAGGATTTTCCTGGTATTGAGATTAAGCGTGGGGCTCATGGCGGTTTATGTAAGTTACCTACCACGAAAACCGTGGTAGATACGGCCACACCAGATGTTAAGGTAGATGTTACTAATTCAGAAGAGACTCTCTCAGAGTGAACGAAATATACTAATTAAAATATATTTGATTTGTTTAAAGGAGAAAAAATGAATTTAGAAGATCTTGAAGAGGCGTTAGAAGAGTTATTTCCATCAGGTTTTCATACGACTAAGGATAGTCGGGGTCAAATTATTATTATGACTGGTCTGTGTGAAGAGGATGATGGAGAGTTAGTAGAACTTCTATCTGCTGAAGATGAAGAGGATGATGATTTTGATTCTGATTTTTCATCCATGGATGATGAAGATTTTGTTGATGAGTCTGATGACGATCATTGATCTTAATCAAGAAATTAAATGCCACGAAGAAGGAGATTACTCTATTATAGAAATTTCTTGTGGCATTAAGAAATATTATTACCGTAATGTTGGTTATCGAACTGTATATCCTAATGGATTTTCTATCTACCATAAAAATGGTACTCTTCATCGAGAAGATGGTCCTGCTATAGAGCGCCCAGATGGCCATCAAGAATGGCGTCTCAATGGTCTATTTCATAGGACTGATGGTCCAGCTTTAATAGATAAAAAAGGTAATAAAAAGTGGTATTGTAATGGAGAATTACATCGTACAGATGGGCCGGCTATTGAAATGATTAGTGGTCGCGTGTATTATTACTTACAGGGTAAAAGAATTTATTCTGTCAATAAATTTAATCGTTTAGTTAAACTTCAATTTATTTAGAATTTACAAGACAAATGAAGCCGACTTATATCTTAACCTCTAATAAAACTAAAAAATATATGTTGAATGGGCAGCTTCATCGAGAAGATGGACCGGCTATTATAAATACAAATGGAGATAAGTTGTGGTATTTAAACGATCTTCTCCATCGAGAAGATGGCCCAGCCATAGAGCGTGTTAATGAAAGTAAACATTGGTTTCTTCATGGCGAATGCCATCGAGCAGATGGCCCTGCTACTGAATATAAAGATCATACCAGATATTATCTTTATAATAAGTTACATCGAACAGATGGGCCAGCAGTAGAGTGGAGTAATAATTCTAATTCTTATCAGGTATGGTACTTTTTAATGTCAGGTTTGACAGATTATAAAGATATAGAATATCCTGTTGAAGGAAAACGCTGGTATCTTGAAGATAAAGAATATACCGAAGAAGAATATTGGCGAATGCTTAAGTTACAAGCTTTATGGTAAAGTATGATGAATTTGGTATTAAAAGATATTTAGTAAATGGAGAATTACATCGAGAAGATGGCCCGGCCGTAGAATTTAGCAATGGAGAAAAACATTGGTGTCTTCATGGTCAGCTTCATCGAGAAGATGGACCTACAGTAATATATGCTAATGGAAGTAAAAACTGGTATTTGCATGATCGATTGCATCGAGAAGATGGTCCAGCGATAGAAAACGCTAATGGAGAGAAATGGTGGTACCTTCAAGGTAAACAATATACAGAAGAAGAATATTGGCGGACGGTTAAATTAAAAACTTTATGGTAAAAATTAAAGAAAAAAATTTTAATAGGTATTTAATACAGAGCTTGTGCGTTCTATTTACTCTACTAATTTATAGTATATTTCTGGGTTGGAAACTAGGTATACTTTTAGTAGTAAGTATCTCTTTACATGAGATGAGTCATCTTTGGGCGGCCCAAAGATTGGGAATGAAAACTCATGGTTTTATCTTGTTACCTTTTATTGGAGGCTTGGCTTTTATTGGAGGAACTTATAAAAGTCATAAACATAATGTCATTGTGTCTTTAGCCGGTCCCTTGGGTGGAAGTTTATTTGCGGCATTGACAGCCGTTCTATATCAGTTAACCGGCCTTTTAATTCTGAAAGAAACGGTAGTTTTAATGAGCATATTAAATATATTTAATATGCTTCCGCTAGCATTTTTAGATGGCGGACAAGTTTTTAATTGTATTGGAAGCTCTATTGATAAACGTTTAGGATTTTATCATTTAATTTTTACTTCAGTAGTAATTGTATTCTTCTTATGGAAGATTAATGTCATCTTAGCGGTGGCTATTATTCTGCTTTCTTCCTTAAGAATATTAGATGATTACTCTAATATCTTTAAAAAGAAAAAGGTATTTGTTGCCTTAACATTAAGTGAGATATTTCAAACACTACTAGCTTGGTTATTTATTTACTACCTACTACTATTTCTATTACTTACCTTTATCTAAATTACTAAAAATTAGGTTAAGTAGTACAGCAACACTTCCCCCTATTAGATCCCCCGATCATTTGTCGAGAGACACTTCGTATATTAAAATCTTTTAACGTGTCTAAAGCTATAAATATATTTAACACAAACGCGGCTAGTGGAAGCGTCACAGCTAGGTTTTAAACTTTAAAAATATGTATAATTTCAGGATGACTGTTTATAAATTGTTCTTAAGGCTAGTCAAGATTTAATCCCAGTGCCAGCATAAAATGATCATGCAAAAGATAAAATCTGATAAATATGGAAATAAATATTATTTTTGGGACCTTTGTCTTCATCGAGAAGATGGTCCGGCCGTAGAATTTGTTAGCGGAACTAAAGAGTGGTATATTCACGACAAACTCCATCGACTAGATGGTCCAGCGATAGAATATTTTGATGGAGGTAAATCATGGTATCTTCATGGTCGACGCCATCGAGAAGATGGCCCGGCATTAGAATTTATTAATGGATACCGAGAATATTACCTTCAAGGTAAAGAATATTCAGAAGAAGAGTATTGGCGAGTGGTTAAATTAAAAGCTTTATGGTAAAATATGCAAGAAATTAAGATAAATAAATATGGTACTAAATTTTATTATTGGAACGGTCAGCTTCATCGAGAAGCTGGACCCGCCATAGAATTTACTAATGGCAGTAACGAATGGAGGCTTTATGATCGTTGGCATCGAGAAGCTGGGCCAGCAATAGAATATATTAATAAATATAAAGCTTGGTATGTTAATGGTAAAAGACATCGAGAAGATGGGCCTGCTCTAGAATATGTTAGTGGATATAAAGAATGGTATCATCATGGCGATCTACATCGAGAAGATGGACCAGCCGTAGAAGATGCTAATGGTACTAAATATTGGTGCCTTCAAGGCAAAAGATATTCCGAAGAAGAATATTGGAGATTAGTCAAGCTAAAAGCATTATGGTAAAGTATGCAAGAAATTACAATAGATGAACACGGGACTAAAAGATATTATTGGAATAACCAATTACATCGAGAAGATGGTCCTGCGATAGAATATGCTAATGGATCTAAAGAGTGGTGTCTTAATGGTCAATATCATCGAGAAGATGGCCCGGCATTAGAATATTCTAATGGAGACAAATTCTGGTATTTGCATGATCAATTTCATCGAGAAGATGGTCCGGCCGCAGAATATGCTAATGGAGATAAAGAGTGGTTCCTTCACGGTAAAAAATATACAGAAGAAAAATATTGGCGTTTAGTTAAGCTAAAAGCTTTGTGGTAAAATATGCAAGAAATTACGATAGATAAATTTGGCACTAAAAGATATTTTTGGAGTAATAAACTCCATCGAGAAGATGGACCAGCAATAAAATATATTAATGGATATAAACAATGGTATCATCATGGTCAACGGCATCGAGAAGGTGGTCCGGCCATAGATTATGTTAATGGATTTAAAAAATGGTATCTTCAAGGTGAATCATATTCAGAAGAAGAGTATTGGAGATTAGTTAAATTAAAAGCATTATGGTGAAGTATGCAAGAAATTAAAATAGATGAACGTGGGACTAAAAGATACTATTGGAATGGCCAACTCCATCGAGAAGATGGACCAGCTATCGAATGGTATGATGGAAATAAATATTGGTATCTTCATGGTCAACGACATCGAGAAGATGGTCCGGCTGTAGAGTATGTTAATGGAGATAAATATTGGTATCGTCATGATCAACTACATCGAGAAGATGGTCCAGCCGTAGAGTGGAGTAATGGATCTAAAGAATGGTTGCTTCATAATCAACTCCATCGAGAAGATGGTCCGGCAGTAGAATATGTTGATGGTACTAAATTTTGGCATCTTAAAAATAAGAGATACACAGAAAAAAAGTATTGGCGAATGGTTAAATTAAAAGCTTTATGGTAAAGTAATGCACGGAATTAATATAGACAAAAATGGAAATAAATTTTATTATTGGAATGATCGATATCATCGAGAAGACGGTCCAGCGATAGAATTTTCTAATGGAAATAAATGGTGGTATCTTCATGATCTCTTACATCGAGAAGATGGGCCAGCGGTAGAATATGCTGATGGATATAAAGAGTGGTATCTTCAAAATAAACAATATACAGAAGAAGAATATTGGCGAATACTTAAATTAAAAACTTTATGGTAAAGTATGCAAGAAATTGAAAGGTACGTATGAAACAAGGTTTTTCCTGCCCAAGTCCCGAGATATTTGTTCCGATTGACCTCAGTAAATGTACTGATGTTTTTCCTCCAGGTTTGTACGAAACCTGTTATGACCGTCAATATGGGTTTTATTTTAAAAAATTAGATATTGAGCAAAGAAGAATCTTTGCTTTTCAAGATGATACGAGTGACTTTATCATTAAAGACATCCAAAAATTTTGGACCCTGAAAGATAAGTACGCAGCATATCAAATGCCATTTAAGAGAGGAATCTTAATGTATGGACCGCCCGGATGTGGTAAGTCATCTATTATCTCTTTGTTGACATCTAATGTCACTTCTAAAGATGGCGTCGTAATTAAGTTTAATACTAACATCGACGTTTATAAAGAGTGTCTCTCTAAATTTAGAGAAATTTATCCGGATAAACCGATCATTGTTCTATTAGAAGATTTAAATTATATACTAGATAGTATTGATGAATCAGATTTTCTAAACATGTTAGATGGTTTAGAAAAATTTTCACACTCTACAGTATATCTTGGAACTACTAATTACATTAAAGATTTACAAAATAACATTAAAAATAGACCCAATAGATTCGATCTAGTTTTAGAAGTTAAGCCTCCTCAAGCAAAAATTAGAAAAGAATATTTGCAAAAATTACTGTTAGGGAAATCTAAAATTGAAAACTTAGACCAATGGGTCAAAGATACTGCTGGTTTTTCTTTTGCACATCTAGAAGAATTATTCAAATCTGTTTTCTTATTTGGAAGTGATTATCGATCTTCTATCACTAGAATTAAAAGTATGATTGCGAATTCCGATTGAACCGGATGCAATTTTCGTGCCACGGCCAGCTCCCAGCGACTAAATTTTATTCTCACGCCCTAGATAGTGAGGGCACTCAGAAAGAATAGTTATGATGTATGCCCTTTATGTAGTTTGGTATTTGTTTAATTTTGTGTTGAGAGCATTTTATATTTCCATATTTTGGAAATGGTTTGTTGTTAAACAATTTACTAACTTTCCCTTATTAGGGCCTGCTCATTTTATTGGAGTGTTGCTTTTATTGCAGCTCTTTAAAACTAAAGAGGTAGTTGATTTGTTTAATCAAACTTCTGTGGTTATTCAATTAGCAGCTAAACAAGCCACTTCTTCCTATTTGTTTTTTAAATTATTTTATGATTTGCTATTTGCCACAATTATTTTTGTGGTAGGAGCTATTTTTCACACATTATTAATGTGGTAAATTTTCAATTAAACGGGGTTGTATGTTACAAAAATTAATCTCACTAGGTCTAGTTGTGTTTATCTTGGGTTGCGTAGAGGAAGATTCTTCTGAAAATTTTAGTGAAAATGAATTTTCTACTCAAGAAGAGTTACCATTTTCTTCTTATGAAGAAAATAAAGAGGGATTATCCTGTGGTTTGTTTCAAACCATTAAAACTAACGTAGATGGCTCTAAATTTACTTTAGAAGTTCCCGTTATGTGCGATCCTTTTCAGTTACCATATCATCTAGATCCCTTAGAAGAAATTCTTCCTCATGAAGATGAGGAGATAATGGAACATTATTTTAATACCTCTCCAGATTATTCTACCCATACTTAATATGTCAAGTCAAGAAAGTTTAAAGGAAGTAAGATTAAATAAGCACACCATCTTAAATGGTGGTACTTATCCCTTGGCAGAGAAGCATCATTCTATTGCTTCTGTTCTTAAAGAAAGCAGTCATAATCATCCGCCCACCTCTATTTCTCCAGACGAGTTATCTGAAGAGTGGAAACTACACGGCAGAATTACTAATATTCGTAAGTCTGGAGGAATTACTTTCATCAAGATGACGGATGCTTCTGGGTCAATTCAATTGATTGCTTCTAAGTCATCTCTTTCAAATTATCAAGACCTTTATCTTCTTGATCTAGGAGATATTATTGAGATTTCTGGATTATCTTGCCTATCTAAGACGGGAGAAATTTCTATTCTACTCCAAACTTGGAAAGTGCTAACTAAATCACATCTTCCTCCGCCAGAGAAGTTTTCTGGACTTTCAGATGAAGAAGTTAAGTATCGTCAAAGATATTTAGATCTTCTATCCTCCGAAGAAACTAGAGCGCGATTTATTGTTCGTTCTATGGTCATTAAGGCTATTAGACAGTTTATGGAGACTCGCTCTTTTATGGAAGTAGAAACTCCAACTCTATCTGCTATTAGTTCAGGAGCTAACGCTAAGCCTTTTAATACTTTTCATAACTCTCTAAATTGTTCCTTGCAATTAAGAATTGCTCCAGAACTTTATCTAAAAAGATTATTAGTGGGAGGCTATGAAAAGGTATTTGAAATTGGTAAAAATTATCGAAATGAAGGATTGTCGCCTCGACATAATCCAGAATTTACTATGCTGGAAAGTTATGAAGCATATGGTAACTTTAAAGATTTGATTTCGCATACCTCTAATCTTTGGAATTTTATTATTTCTTATTTAGAAAATAATTTGCCTGCTAGTGCATTAAATTATTTTAATAATTGGATGGTTAATTCTCCTATTGATTGGAGTAGATTTCATTCTGTTTCCATGCTCAATTCCATTGAATATGCTGCTCATAAGTCTGGAATTGATTTATCAACACTGCAAGTGCAACAAGAAAATAATCCTAGACTGCAGAAAATTTCTCTGCCAGATCTTTCAGAGGCAGTCAAGAATGTTTCTTCTGGTTCCAAAATTGGAATTTTATTCGAGCACCTAGTTGAACCTTTTCTAACTGAAGATTATAGGAATGAAAATGGCACTAAATCAGTGCCAGTCTTTATTACTGATTATCCAAAAGATATTTCTCCGTTAGCCAGAGCCTCAGATCAAGACCCTAATTTTTGCGATAGGTTTGAGCTTTTTGTTAATGGTCAAGAATTAGCGAATGCTTTCCAAGAATTAAATGACCCTCAAGAACAATTTTTAAGATTTCAACAGCAATTGTCATCCTCCGAAAAGGATCCAATGGCTTTTGACCAAGATTATATTGAAGCATTAGAATATGGAATGCCTCCCGCTATCGGTCTAGGTCTAGGTATCGATCGCTTAGTTTCCTTTCTAACTAATTCTTCTAACATCAAAGATGTAATACTTTTCCCTACCTTAAAGCCTATTGAATTAAAATAATATGGATAATTTAATTTTAGCATCTAATAAATGTCCTCCGGGTTTTATTGATTGTGCTATTGGTGAACCACATGTAGTTCGAGACAATCTATTAAATTCTTTTAATTTAGATGATAAAATTTTAGATTCCTTATCCGCTGAAGATCTTATTTATCCTGCTCCAGCAGGATATGGACCATTAGTTAAATATCTAGAAGATAAGTACCACTATCCAGTGGTTATTACTAATGGAGCTAAACAAGCTTTAGGTGCTTGTTTCTATGCTTGGAAAAAAATGGGGTGGAGTCAATATACCATGAAAAAACCATTTTGGGCTTTGATTCCACCTCTATCATCCATCCATAACATGGAATGTTCTTTTTATGCCAATCAAGGAAAATTACCGTTTCTCTTATTAGATCCTAATAATCCAAATGGTGATTCTGTAAAGGTAGAGGAACTAATAAATTTAGAAAAAAAATATTCCGTTTTTCATGTTCCGTTAGTTCATGATGCGGCTTATTATAATCACATTTACTTGCCTACCGAACATCCATTACCAGTTATTGGTGACGCTCAAATATATTCAGTTTCTAAAATGTTAGGTCTGTCTGGACTTCGTTTAGGATATGTAGTATGTAAAAATAAGTTAATGCATTCATATATTACAGAATATATGGAGGCTATGACTGTTGGCGTGTCTATTTTGTCTCAGAAGTTTTATTTTCAGATCTTAGCTAAACATTTAGACCTGTACCCTCAAACTACGCTCAATTTTGAGCGGACTAGTGCTGCCGATATTTTACATAATAAAAAGCTATGTAAAGAAATAAATCCTAACATTTTGTTAGTTCCAGAAGATATTGAACAACAGTTTGGAATGTTTGGATTTTTTAAATGCCATAATGTCTTAGCATTTGAGCAAGCAAAAATTAAAATAATTCAGGGAGCACCTTTTGGCGCGCCAGGATTCATTAGAATGAACTTAGCCATTCCTCGTTCTTTGATGCAAGAAGTAGTAACTCGTCTCAATAATACTTAAATTATGGTCAAGCTTCCTTTTCAAACTATTGAAGATTTTGCTCTCTATTTAATTAGGATGGCTGCTGCCGGTGATTCAGAATATTATTTTAAATTGTATTTTAATTACTTAGCCGAATGCGGCTGGACCGATCAAGAGTTTAATCAAGAGCTCTTACGGCAGATTGATGATTCTTGGTCATTAGATATTAATTCTTTACATTAAAACATATGCAAGTTAAAAATAGAACCTCCCCTGATTTTTCTCTAACTTCTGAAGTACACCAACAAGCTATGGCTGCGGGCACTTCTCATTTTAGTACCTGGCAATATAATGTTACAGATGCTCTTAAAGGAAAATCTGTAGAAGAAATTAAACAAGTTTTACGATCAACTGCGCATCCATTTTCCGTTCTCATGGAACGTTGGGTGGGTGATTTTAATTTTGGCACAATGATTCGTAATGCCAATGCTTTTAATGCTCAAAAAGTTTTTTATCTGGGAGATAAGAAATGGGATCGGCGTTCTGCTTTAGGCACCCATAATTATACAGATTTGCAGTGGCTTTCTACCGTGGAAGAAATATCAACTCTTCAATCCCAATATACTATTGTTGGAGTAGATAATATTACAGGCAAGTCTGTTCCACTTACTAACTATCAATTTGTGCCTAATACCCTCTTCATTTTTGGAGAGGAAGGTGTGGGATTAACTCCCCAGATGCAATCTTTCTGCCAAGATATTGTAGAAATTGAAATGTATGGATCTGTTCGCAGTCTTAACTGCGGAGTAGCTTCTGGTATTTTAATGCACCAATATGTTTCTTGGTGGAAGTCTACTCATCAGAGTTAATTTTAAAAATAAGCGCTGGCACTTGACACGGTATTTAAAAAAAATACAATAATAAGAGATTCCCCATTCAACATTAACACAAAGGAAAATAATATGTCAAAACGCGGTAAACCAGTTACTCAGGCTATTCGTACAGAGCGTCGTCTTCGGGCAGAAAAAATGTTAGAAGAGTACCATCAAAAATATCCAACTACCCAAGATAAGTTAAACGCTTTGCCTCCTACTGGAGCAACTCGTCAGAGGCAACGTTTGCTAGCTAAATTAGCAGAAGAACAAAAAGTATCAGCTGCTACTGAGCAGACCACTAATAAAAATAAAAAAGAAGGTAAGTGATGTTAGTTGTAATTTGTATCTTAGCTACATTTTTCCCCTTATTAGGTGGGGTAGCTTTCCATCTTCATCAAGCTAATGGGGAGCGTCTCAAAAAGGCTTATATGGCTTATAAAGCCAATGATCCTTTTGTAGATGTGAAGGATTCAACTCTATCTACTGACACTAAATAATAACACTCAGAGCTAAGTGCAAAGCGGGTAAAATATGAGCGTAGCAATATACGTTTCAGATTCTGGCAATAAAAAAATTATGGGGTCACATAAAGCAGATGCTACTTATGTTTCTATTAAGGCGTCTTGCCCGACTGATTGCCCATTAATGGGAGAAGGATGCTATGCCCAAACATCTTATGTTGGGATAACTAATGCCCGTCTCGATCAAAAGTCAGAGCACATTTCTCCCGTGCAAGCGGCGCAGGCTGAAGTCAAAGCTATTGATTCTGCTTATCAAGGAGGAGATGTTCCAGCACATCGAGATCTAAGATTGCATGTCGCCGGAGATTCTCGGACTATTACTGGAACTCGTTTGATCAATAAAGCGATTGCTCGCTGGAAAAAAAGAGGAGGAGGAGACTGTTGGTCTTATACTCACGCTTGGAAAAAAGTTCCTCGACATGAATGGTCTCAAGTATCTATTTTAGCTTCAGTTACCTCTACCGCAGAGGTAGAGTTGGCTAGACAGCAAGGTTATGCTCCGGCTATTGTGGTTCCAGAACATACCACCACTAAAGCTTATTCTTTACCAGGGTCTGATGTTAAGTGGATTCCTTGCCCAGCTCAAACAAAGCCGGGAGGCAAAGAAATTGGATGTACTGATTGTCGATTATGCTTCAATGCTGATCGATTGTATCGAGACCAGATGGGTATTTCTTTTGCCGCACATGGAGTTAAACAAAATAATCTTAAACGTCGATTAATAGTTTTAAAGTGAAATGCAGGTTTTACCTTTAGTTAACCAGTATAATTATTGTTTCATTGATGAGAACAATCAAACCCTTTCCTTAGGAAAGGAATTGGGATCTGGCGCAGATGGTCAAGTATTTAATATCATTGAGTGCCCAGATAAAGTAATTAAATTGGGGGCTTATTACGAGCCGCCATATTCTACGGATAAAAATATCGAACATACTTGGATTCACTTATCGAAAGTATTACACTCAATATTATTATCAAATAATAACTTGCTCGCTAAAGTTTATTATTATGATAAATTAGGAGTCCATACTAGAACGATAAATAATCAGCCGCAAAGATTTTTACTTTATTATTATATTATGGAAAAACTCCATCCTCTGTCAGAGGATGAAATTAAAGTTTTTCATTCTTTAGTCTCTCATGAAGATCAAAATAAAATAAAGAAATATTCTTCATTAGAAATTAATAAAATATTACAAGGCTTATCGATTGGGCTTGACTTCGACTTACACAAGGTTATGTTTTTTTGTAAAAATTTAAATAAATTAACTATCCAACATTCGGATCTTCATCCAAGAAATCTTATGAAGGATAGTGATGGAAACTTTAAACTTATAGATTTTGATAGAACAAAATAGGAGATAATTATGGCAAATATTGATTTATCGTTACTCAAGTCACTAGTGGCAGAATTAGAAGCCAGTATGAAAACCACAGAAGAGAATAAAAAAACTGCGGAAAAGCATCAGTATGTACTTAACATGTCTAAATGTATGGGCCTTGCGGTTAGTATCGCAAATGAGTCTACCGCACTCATTGCTGACATGAAGAGTGTTATTGCTCAATCTTCTATTCCGGGTAAAGAAGATGCTTTAGCTAAAATTATTAGTGTGTTAGCTAATCCCAATGGTTTACCAGAAACTAATTGATAAAAGGATTGATTATGTCAAATAAGTTAAATGATGTTAAGGTGTTAGCTGCCAAAATTGAGAATTTGGCTCGTGATGTTCAAAAGCAAGTAGATTCTGAGACTGATTTCTTGCCTGTTGCGAACGAGTTAGTTCGTAATAATTTGACTTTTGTTTTCACGTTGGGCGAATTTTATGCGCTCCAGCAGTCCAAAAATAAAAAAAATAACGGAGCCCTAGCCACAGCTGGAAACAAGACGTACTATAATGTACGTGACTTGCGAGGCAGATTCGTTAAGTCAGTCTAATTTCTGACTAAGACACTCATCTTATGAAAAGATTTAAGACCAATCTACACTTGTTAAGTAGGAAAGCGCCACTGTTAGTATTAGTCTCAATGATGAATACTATTATTTGCTCTACCATTGCTCTAGTGGTGATGTTAGAACTGACTCAAGCGTATCCTACTTCTAAATGGCCATTGGTAATTGGGATTTTAATTGCCCTGGTTGTCTGGGCCTGGATAGCATACAACCATAAAATTGTTAATTACATTAACACAGATAAGGAAGAAAAACATGAATAACCCTACTAAGGATAAATTACTACAAGATATCAATCAATTAATTGATTCGACAGATGAAGTTCTCAATAGCTGGTCTGGAGATACCAATCTACAATTCCCTGTTTTATTAGGAATGATTGCTGTTCGTAATAACTGGGATGAGAAACAGGTACGACGGGCCGATCCTTTTGTCCGAGAATATATTCGGAACCATCCTGAATGGTATGTCACTCGTGGTGCTCATGGCGGCATTATGAGGGCAGCTGATAAAAATAAAAAAGAACAAGCTAAACTGTCTAAAGAGTTGACTAAAAAACAAATGAAAAGTGATTTAGAGGCTAAGGTAGCTGCGATGGAAAGCAAAGTAACCTCACAGGTTACCTCAGATGTATCCGAGGATGATTCGGCAGAAAACGAGTGATATAGGAATCATGCCCCTTACGAGATACGAAGGGGCCATTATTCTTAGATAATAGAATCTAGATATCTAGATGTCTAAAGACGCCGACAAGGCATAGAAAGGTTCATATGAAAAGTATTTTTTTAACATCTCTATTAGCAGTTAGTTTAATGTCTTGCTCGGCTTGTGCAGGAAATTCGTCCTCTAACGGAGGGAATACGGTAGATTTGCCTGCTACCATTGTTCCCTCTGCAGAACCTACTGAAGTTCCAGTACCCAAACCACCAGAGAAATTTACATTTTCCCAAGAAAATTGGGAGTTTACGTTGCCAGAACCATGGCCCCTAGAAGGAGAGCAAGGAGAATGTACTCCACAAAATTGTGGGGTTGTCTTACGATCTCCCAATCGTGAGGCCATGGTAATTTTCATTAGGGAAACTTTTAATGAATCATTTGATACTTTTGTAATTCTTTCACTGAGAAGTCTCAAAGGAATTGATGCAGAAGTAATTTCTGCCGATCCAGTTATGATAAATGGTCATAATTTTGTATTAATTAAAGCCCTCAAGAATGAGGTAATTGTAGATAATTGGGTGACTGTCAAGAATAATAATGCATATAATTTATCTTGCGGCGGATTTGGAGATAATGCTGAATTATGTTCGCAGATAGCGGCTAGTTTAATTATTAGGTAATGTCAATAAAAAACACCTTTCTAGACATTGAAGAAATAAATGAGGCTAATAAGGAACGTCTACTACAAATTAGACAGAACTTATTTGCCTCATGTGTTCGCAATGCTCAAAATGAAGAAAGAAAAGGGATGTATTTAATATCGGTTATTATTTTTACTGAGTTTGAAAGATTAACCCGACATATTACCGAGCCGGATATAATTAAAAATTAAACCAAAATTTCTTGAAATCCTAAATCAAAATCCTTTTGAAAGTTTTCTTTCAAAGAACTTTTAACTGCTAAGTTAATTAACTTATCTCTTTTTTCTTTATGTTTATTAATAGTCTCTTGTTTATTCTTGTCTAGATTAAGAGTAAAAGCTATCGTCTGTTCAGCTGGCATAGTAACATGAGATACATAGACTAAACCATCCATAACTAATGGAAACTTTTTGAAGAGATCTTCAATAGAGTTTCTGACTATTTTTTTAACTAAATTAATCTCAGGTTTAGCGGCTTGCTTTTGTTGATAAAGCCAAGCCCATCTTAACATGTATCCCGTTTTATTCATATTATCAATGCGTTTAAATTGACAGCCTTAGGTGCAACTAATGTTAAAATTAACAGAAAAAAAAAATCTATCACGACTAATTAAGAGAGAAATTAGGAAATCGGTAAATGCCGAATCCAATTGCCCCATCTCTATTATTGATGGAGATAGCCCACCTATATTAGTAGGTGAGTCCTATCATTATCAAAATAAATCAGGGGATAAGATTCAATATCCCAATGCTTATCGAAAAGCTTGGGGCAAACCAGTTTATATTAATTCTACTCGTCGTATTGAAGTAGGATCAGATTGGTTACTTAACCAAATGAGCCTGTACAATTTTAGATTATTGCGTTTGAAAGTTCTCCAATAAGATGGACAATATTTTATTAATTGATGGTTTAAATTTTATCTGGAGAGCCTGTATCAAATTTGGAGTACCACCAGTAGCCGATGTGGATGATACTACTATCTTTACTTTTAACTTCTTTAGAAATCTCAGGCCAATCATTGAAGATTTTAAACCACATAAATGCTTCTTCGTCTTAGAAGGTCATCCTCAATTTAGATACGATCTATTCGCCGATTATAAAGCCAACAGAATTATCAAACAAGCTTCTAAACAAGAAACTCGAGATAAGTTTTACGCCACTAAAGAAAAAATATTGCAATTAATGCAATTTCTTCCCATCACTTTATGTCGAGCGGAAGCTTATGAAGCCGATGATGTGATTGCCACTCTGTGTGATAATATGCAGTTAGAGTCATTAACTATTATCAGTAGCGATTCTGATTTTACTCAGTTATTACAAAGAAATTATCCTCATATTCAAATTTATAATCCCATTAAAAAAATATTTGTCGAAGCGCCACCTTATCCTTATGTCGCTCATAAATGTTTAGTAGGAGATAAGTCAGATAATATTCCTGGCATCTTAAAACCTAAAAAAGCTTTAGACACTATTAGTCATCCTCAACTATTTCAATCTTTTCTTTCGATCGAAGAAAATCGTGCCAATTTCAATATTAATCGACAATTAATTGAATTTAGACACGTTCCTGAAGAAGAAATTATTTTGCTGGATGGTCATGCTAATTTTGATGCTTTGCATCAAGCATTTCAAGAAATGAAATTTGAATCCATTACTAATGATAAGTCTTGGCATAAGTATGTGACAACTTTTAATTGCCTAAAATATTAGGATTATTATGCAAATTTTTCTGATAGGTATGCCCCAAAGTGGAAGAACCACCGTGGCCAAATATATTGCGTCCCATCATAATTATGGATATATTGATGCTACGTCTTGGATTCTCTCCTCTTTTAGAGAGCCATTAGAATCAGAAACGATAAGTCAATATCAAGACGCTAAACATACTTGGCTGTTAGAAAGAATAAAAGAAAATCCCAAACTAATTGTTAGCAATATTCAAGATATTATTTCAATTAATAAAAAAAATTATCAGACACATCAGTTTGTAATCGATGGTCTCTTTTCTCCCAAAGATTTTACTGAGTTATTTGATTACCATCAAGATATGGTAATCTTTGTTAACCGTCTTAATAATCCAGCCGATTATCAAGATTATGAAAACATTGGCGCCTCAGTTATTAGAGATTATTGTTTTTGGTTGTCTTCCGCTGATTGCTTACCAAAAGAAAGATGGATAGAATTTAATTTCTCTATTCCAGGAGAAAATAATAATTACATGAGACAAATTGGTAGTAAGAACTCTATCTTTTTAGTGAAGAATTTAAATAAAGTAAATGAAATTTTAACTGGGTTATTATCTCAACAACCTTATTCTTGAGCTAAAATAGCAGCTAATTTTTTATCCTCTTCATCAATTAATTCTTGAATAACCTTATCAATAACTGCAGAACTATATGCTTCTGCTTCGGCTAATACTTCTGGAGAGGCTCTTCTTAATGCGGCTTCTTCTTCAGCAGTTAGTTTGAGGTTTCTATCATCTAAGAAAGCTATTTTTTTATTTTTCATTGGTTCCTTAAGGAGTCTAAGACTACTTGCAAAGCATTAAGTGGAGATTTATATTCTTTCTCTTTATTAAAGTTAACTATTAACTTTTCTCCCATAGATATCAATTCTTCTATTGAGAATGGTAAAGATTCTTGTTTAACTACTTTCTCTACCATTTTTCTAAAATTTTCAATTTGATTAATATCTTCACTAGCCTTGATAAAAATAGGGTTTACATTCACTAATGTATCAGCCATATTTTTAGCTATTGCTTCTAATCTCTTTAAATTCTCTTTATTCTCCTCAGTTGGGGATTCTTTGAATAACGCAAAGGCCGCTGTTATTTTTAAACGTATCTCAATAATTTCTGGATGTTTATCTACGCTTTTTAGCAATTTCTTTTTAATTTCACTTTTTGCGCTTTGAGTTTTTTGTTTTAAACTCAAATTGACACCATCCAAAGTGCCAGAATCTCGACGAACTTTTCTATCTTCTATTTCTTTTTCACGTGATACATGAAAGCTACTTTGCTCTGTAGCTGCTAAAACTTTAGCAATAGCAGTCATTTTTTGCTGTAATTTTTTATTTTCATTTATTAGTTTCGACTTTTCTGGGTCGTTATCTGGTAATAAGCCAATTTTAGCAGCATTAGCTTTATATACAATAGCTAGTTGTTCAATGTCTACCACTCGTTTTTTTCTAGTTTCTTGAACAGCACTTCTTATTTTATCTCGATATTGAACATAAAGTTCAGGATCTTCTTTCATTTTTTTACGTAATTCTGTTTGTCTAGATTTTTCTCTAGCTAATATTGAATCATATTTATCTTTATCTTTTTGCGTCTCTTGATACCATGCTTGTCTTTTAGCTTGATGCAATTTCCATTTTTCTGGGTCGGCTTTCATTTTTAAATATCTTTTTCTAGCTGCCGCTTGTAATGCTTCGTATTTCTTTTTAAATAGAGGATTAGTCTTATACAATTCAAGTGTTTCTTTGGCTTTTTCAGAGGCATCGTGCATTCTTTTAGCCCGATAACCCTCAGCATTAGGATTACCTTCCATTTCAGTCGAATAACCAAATTCTTCCGGTAATACCAAAGCCATCATTTCTGCTTCAGACACACCGTCTTCTTCATGTTTTTTAATATGCTGGTACACATCGTTAAAAACATTTTCAATAAATTTATTTAATGAAGCAGGATCTATATCCTCATTCTCTAAAAATGACGAACTTCCAATATACGCATTATTCAGTAACTTTTCATACAACCTTTTAAAGGTATCATACACTTCAATAGAATTACCTACATCCTCATCTTCCTCTTCTAAAGTATCCATAAATACATTATATTGATTATAGAATGCTTCTAATAAAGAAAATAATTCTGGATTTTTAATATCAATGGAGTCATAATCAGCTTCAATATTTCCAGTTAAAGAAAAGTCATCCTCTCCCGTGTCATCATCTGGCATAGTATAATATGTAGTTTGACCGAGAGACCGCAAGACCCTTCGATAAAATAAATCAGCTAATTTTAAGATTGTAGATAGTTGGCTCATGTGTACCTTGTCTTTATGGTATATATAGTTTTATGAGTAAAATAAAATCTCCTTTTCCCTTTTTTGGAGGAAAAAGCAAGGTCGCTGATTTGATTTGGTCAAGATTGGGTCATGTTTCCAATTATATCGAACCTTTTGCCGGTTCATTAGCTGTCTTGTTAGCTAATCCTCATCCAGCCAAAATTGAAACTATTAATGATAAAAATCATTTTATTGCTAATTTTTGGCGAGCTATCACCATCGACCCAGCAGGAGTTGCTAAATTTGCCGACCATCCAGTCAATGAGGCTGATTTGCATGCCCGTCATCATTGGTTAGTATCTGATGCTACTGATGACTTTAAATATCAAATGGATCATAATCCAGATTTTTATGATCTAAAAATTGCCGGATGGTGGGTCTGGGGAATCAGCGCCTCGATTGGATCCAGTTGGATGAACCCATATGGTGTAAATTCTTTACCCTTACTCTCTTCCGCCGGTTCAGGCATTCACGGATTAACTCATAATATTTTTGATTGGTTTACTGCTTTACAAACTAGATTGAGACGAGTAAGAGTAGCCTGTGGTGATTGGGAACGTGTCATGTCCCCCTCGATTACTTTTAAAAATAAAGGCTTGTCTCACAATGATGTGACCGCTATTTTTTTAGACCCACCTTACCTGACCTCAGGTCGAGATAAGGTTTATTTAGAGGAGTCTAATATTTTTCCTCAAGTTTATCAATGGGCATTAGACCATGGAGATTTACCGAATGTAAGAATTGCTTTATGCGGTTATGACAGCGAGTTAACTTTCCCAGATACTTGGGAAACGGTGGCATGGAAAACTAATGGGGGTTTTGCTAATGCTTCTAATACTCGTGGTAGAGCTAACTCAGATAAAGAAAGAATTTGGTTTAGCCCTCATTGTTTGAAAATATGATTTTTGAAACATTATAATTATGGACTACAGTTTTCCGTCTCGAAAATTTTTATTTAAATGTGACTCCTGTCATATGATTATTAGCGTCACCTTTGACGAAGAAGAAGACCTTGAAAAAGTTCAAGAAGATACCATGGTATTGGAATGTACTTGCGAGGGTCGCTGCACCGTGCTTCGAGACTAATTTTTAAAAATGCGCCCGGCCTTGACAGCCAATTTATAGTTTTTACCTTAGGTGGACGAAAGGGAGTCGCACCTTGGATCAAGAAAAGCTATTATCGGAATTGTCAACGATCCGTCAAGGATCAACGTTTATAACCCTGTTAGGTTATCGAAATAATAATCAAGAGTTAGCGGATTACAATATTATTTTCAATATCAATTATCGTAATGCACTATTACGATCTATTTCTATTCTTTCTAAAATAGAAACCTCCTTTGATATAGAGGCACAAGCCAAGCAACAATTAATGAGAGAATTAAATAATTCTCTGTCTAAAAAATCTCCACATGCGATATATACCCAAGTTACAGGTCCCAATGGTCAAATCATTTCGGGAATTAAAAAGCATCATCAGACTGGTGTTCTTTATCTATCTGGGCTTATTAATAGTAAGCGTGTCATTGTGCCTGGGACTTATTCAAATCGTCAGCGTTGTGGCCTGGCACAAACTAAAGAACATTTTCGTAAAATGTTACCGATTAGTAAAATTAGACAGTTTACCTTAACCCCACAACATCTCAATACAATTGCCGTGCAAGGCAAACGATTAACTCTTCAATCTTAAATTGTTGTATTTATTTACAAATAAAGGATTTTTATGGCTTCCAAGAAATTATTCAACTCTAAATCTACTGTCGCAGCACCTGTCACCAATACTACTAATAATGCCGGAGGATCAGCTTATGCCATGTCAGATAAGGCAGCCCTGGCTCAATTAGCCATGACCGGCTGTTTTAATGGCACCTATTATGTATCAGCCGAACATCAATTAGAAAAAGTTATCGAGTTGGCTAATAAATTGAGCCCCAAGTATGTAGCCAAGTTAGCAGTGTATTCTCGTCAACAAGGTTTAATGAAAGATATGCCAGCTGTCTTAGCAGCGGTAGTGGCTGGTAAAGATTCAGCGCTTTTATCACGAATCTTTCCTCAAGTTATTGATAGTCCCAAAATGTTGCGGAACTTTGTTCAAGTACTCCGTTCCGGAGTGACTGGTCGTAAATCCTTAGGTACCCGCCCGAAGAAATTAATCCAACAATATTTAGCATCCTTAACAGATGAGCAGCTGTTTAACGCCGATGTGGGCCAAGATCCATCATTAAAAGACATCATTAAGATGGTGCATCCTAAACCAAATAGCGAATCTCGTTCAGCTTTATATGGATATCTTCTAGATAAGAAATATAATCCTCAGCACTTATGTCAACTAGCAAAGCAGTTTGAACTTTTTAAAAAGGAAATGGGATCAGAAATACCAGACGTTCCATTTCAAATGTTAACACAGTTGCCATTGACTGACAGTCATTGGAAGCAAATTGCAGCTAATGCCACTTGGACCCAAACTCGATTGAATCTCAATACTTTTGAGCGTCATGGCGTTTTTAAAGATGCCAAACTGACGCAACTTCTGGCCAATAAATTGCAAGATGCACACCAAGTTGAGAAAGCGAAAGTGTTCCCGTATCAGTTATTTACTGCTTTCAAAAATATGAACTCAACGATTCCTTCTTCGGTCTCTATCGCTTTGCAACAAGCAGCCGAGATTTCGATGGAAAATATCCCTACCTTTCCAGGTCAAGTATATGTTATGGTTGATACTTCTGGCTCTATGAGTTCTCCGGTGACAGGTCATCGAGGCAGTGTTACTAGTAAAATGCGATGTATTGATGTCGCAGCTTTAGTCGCAGCAGCCATTATGCGAAAGAATCCTAATGCCGAAATTATTCCTTTTGATACTCAAGTTCATTCCCATCGATTGAATCCATGGGATTCTGTCATGACTAATGCTCAGAAATTATCTAATTTTGGTGGAGGTGGAACGGATTGTTCAATTGCTTTGCGTCATCTTAATAATACACAGGCTTCCGGAGACCTAGTTATCTATGTCTCCGATAATGAATCTTGGGTAGATCCGACTCGTTATCGGAGTACCGCAACCATGGCTGAATGGGTTAAATTTAAGTCGCGTAATAAAAATGCTAAACTGGTCTGTATTGATGTTACTCCTAATGGTACTGTGCAAGCTAGTGATGGCAATGCCATTTTAAATATTGGCGGGTTTTCTGATTCGGTCTTTGAAGTAATTGCTAAATTTACGGAATTAGGAAATCACAAAGATCTGTGGATTAATACCATAGAATCAGTGGAGATATAAAATAGATGGCTATACATTTAATTATTACTGCCAAAGAGAAGGTTGATGCGGCCTTATTAACTGAACTTCAACATCTTGGCGTCACAGTTTCTAGTTCTTTAGAAGAGTTAGGGATTGTCTTAGGATCTGTTTCTGAAATCAATTTTGACAATACTCTACAACAGATACAAAATCTTACTCCTGTTCTAGGAGTAGAAATTGAAAACGAACTATCAGTTGGACCGCCAGATACAGAAATTTATTAAACAATAGGAACAAGTATGACTAAACCAAATTTTTCTTCCATCAATATGATTATTGACCAAAGCGGCTCGATGGCTCATCTATCTAAAGATACCATTGGAAGCTTTAATAACTTTTTAGCGGAACAAAAACTTGTTCCGGGTGAAGCGGCGTTAACTGTTACCACTTTTAATTATACTCCTCATACCCTTCATGATTTTGTTAACTTAACCGAAGTTCCAGATCTTACCCCAGAAACCTACCAACCGTCTGGTGGTACCGCTTTGCTCGATGCCATTGGATTAACCATGGATACTTTAGGCCAAAAGCTAGCCGCGATGGCCGAACCAGATCGACCCTCTAAAGTATTGTTTGTCATTATTACTGATGGAGAAGAGAACTCTTCTAGAAAATATACTTTGTCTAAAATAAAAGACATGATTGAGCATCAACGTCAAGTATATTCTTGGGAGTTTATTTTCTTAGGAGCTAATATTGATGCCGTCTCAGTGGGATCTTCTTTAGGAGTGGCGGCGAATAATTCTTTTAATTATAGTTCCGATTCGATCGGAATTCGTAACGTCTATAAAGGTATTAGTGCCACTACTCAAAGTTTCCGATCAGGTTCAGGGTCTAGTACGTTTACAAGTAACTTTACCGCTACTACTACCTCTAGTAAGACAAATTCTCAGCAAAAAAATACTGTTCTTGCTAGAGATAGTCGGGGCAGATTTGTTAAAGTAACAAACTAATCTACTAATTATTAAATATTCTGCCATGGAACCATGGCAGAATCCTAAATTAACGTTGGGCGAACGTTGTATAACTTTCGCCCAACAAGAATTAGCTAATAAAGTAGCAGAAGATAAACCTAATTCTTTTACTTCTCCTCGTATTAGAGAATACTTTTCTATTTGCACCCGATTAGTTAATGGAAAAGAATTTCCTATTGGAAAAACATTTAGGGTGGGTAATTGGTGTAGTGCCGCAGTCTCTTTTACCTTATCACAATCACTTTTGCCTCACGAAACTCCTCCTCATGGCTTTCGTTTAGGGGTAGTAGAAATAATAGCTGATATGCAAAAACTTGATACTTATCGGCCACTTAGCGAAGTTAAAAATGGAAATTATCAGATAAAAGTAGGAGACCCTGTTTTTTTTGATCGTAGTCGCCCCAATGAGCCACATACCGCTTGGTTTCGTCATATTGGTTTTGTCTTAGATCCTGGCTCAGGAGATGCTGCTAAATTTACTTGTATTTCTGGAAATAGTTTGGGTAAATGGAGAATTACTCATCATCATTATCATCAACCAGCTTTACTAGGATTTGGAGAGTATTCGTCAGTTATACCAGCGATCTCCCTTCCTGTTAATACTCCATGGGACCAAGTTAATATTCAAGACTTAGCTCCACTAGAAGATACTGGTCAAGGTTTAGATGCCAGCGATTTCTGGGATCTTTTCAGTGAACCCTAATATCTCGATTCTAGTGTGGCTGGAATCCCAGCGACTAAATTTTTTCACACACCCCTAAGTATGCAACTTGTCAGTATTAAAAAAAATAAACAGCCCTTGACAATCTTCACTTTGAGGTTATATTATAGGGCATAATAAGTCATATTAATATTGCTTATTTTCCCACTCTGGGAAATTATCCCGTCTGACTAGATCCCTGGGAGGATCCGCTGTCTGTAAAACAGTTGCCAATGAGCTAAGTGGTTCGATTCCCCCAGACGGGACCATACAACAAATTAAGGTTGTTGTTCCTTTATAATATAATAATTCATCGAGGATGAAGTGTAACCTGGTAGCACCCGTCGTCTGGACCGACGTAGAGACGTTCAAATCGTACATCCTCGACCAACATCTGATATATGTTCCAACATGGAACTATCTGACGATGAATTGATAAATATCATACATGCAGCTACTTGCAAATCCGATCTAGCTAGAAAATTAGGATTTACTTACTTTAATGGTAAAGTTTGGAAATCGATTCAGCAAATAATTGATCGACTACAAGTTTCTACACAACATTTTGATGCAACAGCAACTCGTCGTTCTCAAAGAACTCACGATCGGACGACAAAATCTTGTCCGATTTGTTTTAATAGTTTTTCTACTCTTTCTAAAAATAGAAAGATAACCTGTTCTTATTCTTGTGCTAATCGTTTCTTTAAGAAACGAGTCTCTACTATTTCTAGTAGATTAAAAAAATCTCATACTTTATTAAAGTTACATGGTTCCACTAAACGTACAACCATACTTAATGGTGAAGTACAGTATACCTTAAATTGTCAAGTATGTAACAAAGAATTCTTTTCAGGCAAATCAATTACTAAAACTTGTTCTCCAGATTGTTTGTGTTATTTAAAAAATAATCCGTCTCCATTGACTAGGCAAAAAATTTCTCAAGCTATTAAGAAAAGAGTAGCGTTAGGTATTCATCCTGGCTGGGCCACTCGGAATAAATTGATTCCGTCATATCCAGAAAAATATGTAGCCTCCATTTTAGATGAATTGAATGTTAATTATATTAGGGAATTAAAGGTGAATAAATGGTTTATTGATTTTACAATTCCTGATTCTAAAATTGCATTAGAGGTAGATGGCAAGCAACATAATCTTCCAGAAAGAAAAAAGTCTGATTTCAATAAAGATACCTACCTATCTCAAGTAGGATGGCAAGTGCATCGAATTCCCTGGACTGGGATTAGAAATCTAGAAGATAGAGAAAAGTTATTGAATCAAATAAAATCCTTAATTCCATTAAATACTGGAAACTAGAATGTCTAATTATAATCTAATAAATATGGTCCTATCTTCTAATGGTTAAGATGAAAGACTTTCAATCTTTTAATGTCGAGTTCGATTCTCACTAGGATCGCCAATAAGCAACTATAGTGTTTAATGATAGCATTCCTGACTTCCACTCAGAGGGTGTGGGTTTGAATCCCACTAGTTGCTCCAAATTTTAAATATTATCGGGAGCAGGGAGGAAGGGTGTTCCTCGGAGTTCTTATAAAGCTCTAAAACGGGTTCAAGTCCCGATGTCCCGACCATGTCATCTCAAATGACAAATAATGGAAGCTAGAATCCTTAAATATCTAGACAAAGCGGGTAAATAATAAAACAAATACTTAAAGAAGTAAATATGGCCTAGTGGCGGAATGGCAGACGCGCCTGACTTAAGATCAGGTACCCTTTCGGGTGTGGGGGTTCAAGTCCCTCCTGGGCTACTAAATGTGATGAATGCATTTATGGATTACATTAGGATAAAAATCTATAAAAATTTTAGTCATCACATTTATTTTTAAATGGCTAAATCGAAAATATCAGATCTCGAGTTTATCGAGTTAGTTAATCGCTCTACCTCTATTGCAGAGGTATTACTAGCACAAAACTTAACTCCGGCTGGAGGAAATTATAAATCCTTCTATGCTAGAATCAAACGATTACAAGTATCCCTTGACCATTTTACTGGTCAAGGTCATTTACAAGGGAAGACGCATTCTTGGAATGCTAAGATTCCACTGTCAGAAATCTTAGTAGAAAATAGTAACTTTAATACCTATCATCTCAAAAATAGATTATTGAAGGAGAAAATACTCAATTATCGTTGTAGTCAGTGTGGGATTGTTGATTGGCAAGGTAAACCAATTTCTTTACATTTAGATCATATTGATGGTAATAATACCAATCACTCTCTCTCTAATTTAAGAATATTGTGTCCTAATTGTCATTCGCAAACTCCAACTTATTGTGTTAAAAAACAGATGTTAAATATCTAGAACAGTAAAATATGGCCTAGTGGCGGAATGGCAGACGCACCTAACTCAAGATTAGGTACCTTTTCGGGTGTGGGGGTTCAAGTCCCTCCTGGGCTACCATCATCCATCTTGGATGATAAATAATGGAAGCTAGAATCCTTAAATATCTAGACGACTACTAAGTGCGATGAAAGCCTTTATTGCTCCATTAGTGGAGACAGACTACACGATATCTATTGAATAGATTATTCTACTTTAGCTCAGCGGTAGTAGCAGCGGCCTGTTAAGCCGTGGGTCCCAGGTTCAAATCCTGGAAGTAGAGCAAGTATATAGTGAATGCCGTAATTGATTACATTTAATTGGATAAAAACATCAATTACAATTTTTGTCATTATATATTAATGGAAGCTAGAATCCCTAAATATCTAGACAGGCAGCTGTCTTGCCAATAGAGATAGATTTTTAATCTCTTAAAAGAAGACTAAAGCCGATCGTAACGGCTAGTTGGCGCCATTTTAAAATTAAATATAATGAATGCCGTAATTGATTACATCGGATTAAATTATATCAATTACAATTTTTGTCATTATAGTTATTAACTATATTTGAAAATATAGCTTATCATAAGCTAACGTAGCTCAATGGTAGAGCCCTGTTTTGTAAACAGGCGGTTGGCGGTTCGAGTCCGTTCGTTAGCTCCAGATATTAAATATTTTTAATCGGCCATTCGTACAAAAGTTAAGTGTCACTGTCTGATAAGCAGTAGAGTTAACATAAATATATAAAAATATATTTAGTTTTTGTTTGTGCCAGGGACTCTAAGCTCCTGACCAGTATTATCAAATAAACCTTCTGATTTCCAATAGAAACTAGATAGTTTCGATAAATACTGCCGAAAATAAAATCGTATTTCAGGAAGATCTATTTCATGATTAAGTGCCGCATTTAAATCTGCATCTATATGCAACTTGCACTCTTTACATTTATATTCCTTACCTTTGCGATTTGCTTTTCGTACTATTCCGCATCCAGAACATCTCTGAGACCGATATGGACTGGATTGTAGATTCAGTTGGACCCCAACCTCTTCTAAAACTTTTGTTATTTTATTATGAATTAAAAGATTGCTCCAAGCAGACATTTTTCTGCTAGTTCTTTTTCCTCGTTTAATATCATACACATGTTCAAGATTGACTTGACCAATATCTTTCCAATTTAATTGGTTAATGGACCAATTAATAAAATTCATTCTATGATCCTGAGCTTTATTAAAAGCTTTTGATCCTTTTTTCTTTTTGGCAATTTTATTGCAAATAGAATCTAAAGAATGACCATGATTATCTTTCTCTGGAGTTTTATGCCCATTAGATAAAGTAAGAGCTGTTTTTAATCCAGTATCTCCTCCAACAGTTTTTCCGACCTTTTTAGTGGGAACTGGAACTTCATATCTTAATTGAATACAATTTTCTTTGATTAAAACTCCTGCCAATCTTTTTCCAGATGAAGAAATCCATTTCTGGTCTTGTTTGTGATATTTTATAGGAATTTTAACAATATCAAAACCAGTTCCATACAACTTAATAAACAAGTTAAAGTGATTTGAACTTTCTCGTATTTCTATTTGTTTTTGAGACAGCTCTGCTTGAAAATTTGATCCAATAATTGGTTTTGTAAGTTTTAATTTTTCAAGTTTTGATTCCCAATAATTGGAAGACTTATTCTCTTCTTTTCTTTTTTTAATAATATATAATATTTTATTTCTAATCGATACCCTGCCTTTAACGATTCCAATTGCTTGGGATAAGGCCGCAGAAAGAGCCCTGGCAGATAATTTATCATGACTTATTATTTTATAATCTAAAAATTTTGGAAGAAATAATAAATCGTCATTAATGCTCCAAATGATTCTTCCATTATGATCTAATAATTTGTTTGACCAAATGTAATCAATATAAGACTGAACTGCAAATCGATATTCTTTCAAGAAAGAAGAAATTATTTCTTTTTTTCCAGAATTACAATCTTGCAGATAGTGTTTCGTAGATCTAATCACTAGATTCCTCTAATGTTTTTTTAATTGCTTTTACTTTTTTAGCGCCTCTTCGTAATCCATATAGTCGACAACAAAAGGAAGTAATTATTGCAATTAAATCTTTAATTAGATCGTTTTCATCTTCTTTATCTCTGTTGATAACAACTAGATGATATCCCAGAATATTTAACAGTCTATCTAGGTAATTAAATCCAAATCTTGTTAATCTATCTTTATGTTCTACTACAATTCTTTTAGGCTCGGAATTTAATAAAAGATTTAATTGCTTTCTATTATCATTCATTCCAGAAGCAATTTCTTTATAAACTTTCTCTACTTCCCAGCCGTTGGCAGTACAAAATTGTAAACATCTTTCTATTTGTCTATTTAAATCATCTTTCTTATTGGAAGAAGATACTCTGCAATAAACATAGGTTTTTAATGATTGATTATTTTTAACTACTGAATCTTCTTCTACTAAAATAGTTCCAGATGACAGCTGGATAACTTTTCCTGGCAACTGACCTTTTTTAAAAAGGTTAAATGCTGTCTGATAAGTTAATCCATTCTTTTTTGCCCATTGAGATAGTTTCATTCATTTATATGAAATTATATTAGTATAAATTTACATAAAATTATACATTTTAAATAAAATGTCTATAGACGATGGAGCGTTACCATCATGGCCGACCACACTTTTCAGAAAGCAAGATTATGGCACATAAGATATTTATGGCGCTCTTCATCGAGAAGATGGTCCAGCATTAGAAGGAGCCAATGGATATAAGGCTTGGTATCGTAATGATCAACGGCATCGAATAGATGGGCCGGCCATAGAACATGCTGATGGTAGAAAAAGTTTTTACCTAGCAGGCGATCACTATTCTGAAGAAGAGTATTGGCGAATAGTTAAGCTAAAAGCTTTATGGTAAAGTATGCAAGAAATTATAGATATAATTGGTACTAAATTTTATTATTGTAATGGAGATCTTCATCGGGAAGATGGTCCGGCTATAGAATATATAAATGGCGATAAAGCTTGGTGGATTCGCGGTCAACGCCACCGAGAAGATGGTCCCGCAGTAGAATATGTTAATGGAGATAAATGTTGGTATTTTTATGGCCAGTACCATCGAGAAGGTGGGCCAGCCGTAGAGGTTTATAATGGAGATAAATCTTGGTGGATTTATGGTCAACTCCATCGAGAAGATGGTCCAGCAGTAGAATATGCTGATGGAGAGAAACGATGGTTTCTTCAAGATAAAGAATACTCTGAAGAAGAATATTGGCGAGTAGTCAAGTTAAAAACTTTATGGTAAAGTATGCAAGAAATTATAATAGATGAACGTGGAACTAAAAAATACTATTGGAATGGCAAATTCCATCGAGAAGATGGTCCAGCTATTGAATGGTATGATGGAGATAAGCATTGGTTTTTTAATGGTCAAAGACATCGGGAAAATGGTCCGGCTGTAGAGAAGGTTAATGGAGACAAAGAATGGTTTATTTATGATCACCTTCATCGAGAAGGTGGTCCGGCCATAGATTATGCTAATGGATTTAAGCAGTGGTATTATTATGGAAATTTACATCGAGAAGATGGCCCAGCTATAGAAAATACTCATGGCCATAAATATTGGCACCTTCAAGGTAAAAGCTATTCAGAAGAAGAATATTGGCGAGTAGTTAAACTAAAAGCTTTATGGTAGCAATATGCAAAAAATTGAGATAGATGAACATGGCGTTAAAAGATATCGCTGGAATAACCAGCTTCATCGAGAAGATGGTCCAGCAGTAGAATATCCTAATGGAGATAAATCTTGGTGGGTTTATGATAAATACCATCGGGAAGATGGCCCTGCAGTAGAAGAGGCTGATGGAACTAAAGAGTGGTGGGTTAATGATCGACGACATCGAGAAGATGGTCCAGCCATAGAATGGTCTGATGGCAGTAAAGAATGGTATCTTCATGATCAACTCCATCGAGAAGATGGTCCAGCAGTAGAAAAGGCCAATGGAGATAAACACTGGTATCATCATGATGAATTACATCGAGAAAATGGTCCTGCCATAGAATTGGCTAATGGAGATAAATATTGGTATCGTTATGATCAACGACATCGAGAAGATGGACCAGCCATTATCCATGCTAATGGAACTAAAGAATGGTGGCGTTATGATTTGCGCCATCGAGTAGATGGCCCGGCTATAGAACATTCTAATGGAAGTAAAACTTTTTACCTAGAAGGTAAAAAATATTCGCCAGAAAAATATTGGCGATTAGTTAAATTGCAAGCTTTATGGTAATATGATATATACAGATATGTTTAATAATAAACATTATTTTTGTAATGGCAAACTTCATCGAGAAGATGGACCAGCCCTAGAAAATACTAATGGAGATAAATATTGGTATCTTCATGGTCAGTTACATCGAGAAGATGGTGCCGCCATAGAAAATAATGATGGAACTAAATATTGGTACCTTCAAGGCAAACGATATTCCGAAGAAGAATATTGGAGAGCACTTAAATTAAAATCTTTATGGTAAAACATCTAAAAATTATCACTGAACATGCTACATATTATTATTTGGGTCATAAATACCATCGAGAAAATAGTCCCGCCATAGAGTATGTTAATGGAGATAAAGAGTGGTGGATTCATGGCAAAAGACATCGAGAAGATGGTCCTGCCAAGGAATATAATGATGGGCGGAAATTCTGGTATCTTCAAGGCGAAGAATATTCAGAAGAAGAATATTTTCGAGTACTTAAATTAAAAACTTTGTGGTAAAGTATGCAAGAAATAGAAACAGATCAATTTGGTATATATTATTACTGGAATAATCAGTTGCACCGAGAAGATGGTCCGGCAGTAGAAGATTATGAGGGAGATAAAGAATGGTGGCTTCATGGTCAGCGTCATCGAGAAGATGGTCCAGCAGTAGAATTTTCTAATGGAAGTAAATTTTGGTATCGTCATAGCCTTCTTCATCGAGAAGATGGTTCAGCAGTAGAAAAGGTTAATGGATATAAAGGGTGGTGGATCCACGGTCGATGTCATCGAGAAAACGGACCAGCTATAGAATATGCCGATGGAAGTAAAGATTGGTGGCTTCAGGGAAAACGGCATCGAGAAGATGGACCTGCAGCAGATCATACTGATGGATATAAAGCGTGGTACCTTCAAGGTAAAAAATATTCAGAGAAAGAATATTGGCGAGTAGTTAAATTAAAAGCTTTGTGGTATTAATATGAATATAAATAAAGAATTATTTTCTCGTTTAGGAATCAAAGAATTAATTCTCACCCAAGAAAGTGATTGGATTAAAGTTATTATTCCAGACAAGAAGCAACAAGAATCTTTCCGTTTAGCTAAAATTCAAGAAGATGACTCTCGAGATAATGAATTATATGATCATGCTTTTCAAAATTCTAGAGAACAAAGTTTGTTCTGTACGACGGAATCCAAAGGCGCAGAATTTGCCGTTCAAGAATGGGGCGGTGGTACTGCTCGGGTAACTCAACCTAATGAATTTCATTCTTATCCCGATGTAGGTCAAGTCAATGTTCGTCATATCAATGATCCAGAAGATGGATTAATGATTATGAAAAAGGACCAAAATAAAGTTCCATTAGTATTAGTGACTGGTAAAATGCCAGAATATTTTCTTATGGGCTGGACTATTCCGGCTTATGCGAAGCAATATATTTATCGAATTAATTTGGGTCGAGAAAAATTAGGAGATGGTTTTTTGCATAATATGCAGCCGCACGAGGCATGCACATTTAGCAAGCAATGGTTATTCCCGATGTGGTCTCTCAATAAAGATTTAGTTAAATAATTAAGGATAATTAACAGGTAAGTATGGCTATTGAAAATTTTTCAGATTTAGGATTAGGGGCGGAAACAAAAAAGGAAGATATCTCTTCTATTATACAAGAAGTATTAGGAATTACCATTGAGGATTTAACTAATAAATTATCTGCCAATGTAGCAGCTAATGCGGCTAAATTAGCCGAGCAAATTATTAATATTGCTCCACATAACAATTATGCTAAATTGTTAGAAACAGATGTTGATAAAGCTAATTTCTTACAAACGGAAGCTCATAAGTCAGAGTATTGGGATCTTCGAGAAATAAAAGCCAGTGATAAAATAGATAATTTATTGGTCTTTACTTTTATGAATACTGCGGTAGATGACGGAGCATCCTTAAAAGGATGCGTATATGTTACCTTTACTGGCAAAATAAAATATGCTTTTGCTACTGTCAATTGAATAACTCCATCGAGAGAATGGATCTGCCATAGAATTTGCTAATGGTCCAACCACTAAAGTGGTTGGCTTTCTGCTATAAAGATCGTAAATATTGGTACCTTCAAGGTAAAAATTATTCTGAAAAAATATATTGGCGTTTAGTTAAATTAAAAGCTTTCTGGTAACATAATGCAAAAAATTATAACAGAGAAAAATGGATCCCAATATTATTATTGGAATAATCAGCCACACCGAGAAGATGGTCCAGCGGTAGAATATTACAATGGAGAACAAGAATATTGGATGTATGGTCTACCTCATAGAGAGGACGGGCCGGCAATTGTTAAAAAAACACATAAATTATGGTATTATCAGGGGCAGCTCCATCGAGAAGATGGGCCAGCGATTGAACAACAAAATGGCGCCAAAGCATTTTATCTGCATGGGAAATTCTACTTAGAAGAATCTTATTGGCGATTAGTTAAGTTGAAAGCTTTGTGGTAAAGTATGCAAGAAATTAAGGTTGATAAAGACGGAACTAAAAGATATTATTGCAATGGTAAATTGCATCGAGAAGACGGTCCGGCAATAGAGTCTATTAATGGGGAAAAATATTGGTTTATTAATGACCAACAACATCGAGAAGACGGTCCAGCGGTAGAATATTCTGATGGAAGTAAAGAATGGTATCTTCATGGTCAACGTCATCGAGAAGATGGTCCGGCAGTAGAATATGCTCATGGATCTAAACATTGGTATCTTCATGACAAACTACATCGAGTTGATGGTCCAGCATTAGAAAATGCTAATGGCCATAAAGAGTGGTACCGTCATGGTAAATTCCATCGAGAAGATGGACCAGCAGTAGAAGGCACTAATGGAAATAAGTATTGGTTTCTTCAAGATAAAAGATATTCAGAACAAGAATATTGGCAAATGATTAAACTTAAAGCTTTATGGTAATTTTTTGAAATATTAACATTAGTCGCGTGTTATATTAAGATTGTTACTTTATTCGGGTTTCGTTCAACGGTAGGACAGAGGACTTTGAATCCTCGAATTGGAGTTCGATTCTCTAAACCCGAACCACTATCTATTAATAGTTACTCATATTTTACATGAGTACCAGTAAATTATTTAAGTTAGCCCAACACATTGAAGATAAATTAGCCAAAATTAATCCAGATACCGTCTTAGAAGAGCATGAAGGAGTTTCTCCGGTCTCTTATATGGCTTTTAATAATTTAAAAAATATCGTTAAAGACGCAAATGAATTATTAGAATTATTAAATGATCAAGATGATTTACCTCAATGGGCCGATGAATTTATTGCATTAGCTAAATTTAATGTGACTAAAATTCTAAATTATGTCAGAGCAGAAAAGTCCTCCCATGGAGAAACAGAAAAGAATGCTTATCAATTGCATGATTTAGTTAAATATGCCGCCGGGAAATATGACCATATTGATTTCAAACCCTCTGAAGCCGTGGCTAATGCCGCTGCTCGTGGTTTAGAATTACGTAAGAAAAATAAAGGAAAAGGCGGTTTAAGTACCCAGCAAGCTGGAGCCCAAGGAATTGGTTCTGGTGTAGCTAGAGCAGTGTCGCTGAAAAATAGACAAACTTTAAGTCCTTCCACCGTTCGTCGAATGAAATCTTTTTTTGATCGACACGAAAAGAATAAAGGCGCCAGCGATGGAAAACCTTTAACTCAAGATAAAGGTTATATTGCTTGGCTGATCTGGGGAGGTGATCCGGGGAGATCTTGGGCCAACAAAATTTGCAAGCAAATGGATGCAGCAGATAAAAAATCTAAATAATTGGGGATTAGTTTAGCCCTTGACAATCTTTACTTTGAGGTTATATTATACCACTCTGGGAAATTATCCTGTCTGACTAGATCTCTGAGAGGACCCGTTGTCTGACATAAGTTCTAATTGCTCCATACGTGGAGACGGGCGCCGACTAACTAATAGTTTGCCATATATAGGCATGAGCAATTTATCTAAATATGGAGCCCTGCTAGAAGAGATTGATAGCTATTATTTATTAGCCCAAGCTAGTAAAGTGTATGGCCCGTACCATCGTTTAGATGGTCGACAAATTGTCATTGTCGTAGAAGAAGACGGTTCTCGGAGAACTGTTAGCTATCCTAAATTCTTAATGGAAGAACATTTAGGTCGAACTTTAGACCCCGATTTAGAAACCGTAGATCATTGGGATTCCAATTATTTAAATAATGATTTATCGAATTTAAGATTGGTTCCTCGGGATCAGCATTCGGCAGATGATACTCGTCGGGTGAAATTGGTTAAATTGAAGTGCGCCTTGTGTGATAAGGAATTTGAGAGAAGTCCCAGGTTGTTGAGGGATAAGGCGAAGAAGAAGCGAGCTGGGCCATTTTGTAGCAGGCTGTGTGCGGGGCGTTATAGCAGACAGCTCCAGCTCCGACTCATCCGCAAACTTCCCCAACAACCTTTCCTCTCATCTGAATATTATAAGAAAAAATATCAGTGATATAGCATCTCATGATGAGATATACCTATTATCCTAATATTTTTACCGATGAAACAGCTTTATCCTTTTATTTTTTGGGATTGTACATTACGGATGGTAATGTATATCTGAAGCATGGATATGAGGTTTCCATCAAATCAATTGATGTGTCCTTATTGCACGCTATTGCTAAGTTAGTATGCCCTACTAAATCGCTAGTCAAAATTAAAAATTCTAATTGTTTTAAATTAAGTTTTAATTGCCAAGCGATTGCTGAGTGGTTAGTCTCTTATGGTTGCGTCCCGAATAAAACTAAAATAGTCAAGTTTCCAACTATACCAGAAAAATATTATCCAGATTTGATTCGAGGGTTATTAGATGGAGATGGAAGCATTGGATTTTACAAATCTCCGATGATTAGATTTGACTCGGCATCCTTCCATTTAATTAATGGAGTCAAAGATTATCTTAATTCAACTTTAGGTTTTACTCTTTCTCTCAAGGAAACGCCTTGGATTACTACCACTATTAATGGTCAAGCAGCTAGTTCTACTACTCAAATGTATAGGCTATCTATCGTAAATTTGAATGCATATAAATTATTAAAACATATTTATTATCAACCAGATTGTTTTAGTTTAGATAGAAAGAAGGCTCAAGCTTTTGAAATTATTAACCATTATGAGTCTCGTTGGTCGCCAGACAAGTTATTAAGTTTTAATAAGTTGCCTATTAAAGATTGGCCAGGTGATCAGGAATTATTTAATTTAGTTTGTTCTTATCACGGATCGTTTAAGTTGACGGCTCAGCATTTGAATGTGTCGGCTTGGGGATTAGTTTCTAGATTAAGAAAAATTGGTTATTATCAACAATTAAAAACCCTGTATCCCGTAGAGAGGGCTAAAAATTTTAACGGGTTTAGGAAGCCTAAAATGGTTAGCGAATCCTTGATTCAAGAGATTGACTCTTTGTTTGAGCATTTAACTCATCGGCAAATTGCGGAGAAATTCTCTCTTAAAGAGAGTTATGTGGCTTTTTTGAAAAGAGATAGTAATAAAAGAAATGTAATTGACCATGAACAATAAATGGATCAGAATATATAGGTGGAGCCTTTATAATGGTATTCTAATTAAAGAATATTATGCGAATAATCTTGTTCATCGAGAAGATGGTCCGGCGAGAGAATTTAGCAGTGGAGAAAAACATTGGTGTCTTCATGGCCATCTTCATCGAGAAGATGGACCTGCAGTAGTATACGCTAATGGAGTTAAATGTTGGTATCTTTATGGTCAACTTCATCGATCAGATGGCCCCGCTATTGAATGGCCTGATGGCGGAAAATCATGGTTTATACAAGATAATAAAATTTCTTCAGAAAAAAAATATTGGAGACTAGTTAAGTTGAAAACTTTATGGTAAAGTTATGCAAGAAATTAAAGAAAATAAATGGGGTAAATATTATTGTTATAATGGGAACTTACATCGAGAAGATGGGCCGGCGTTAGAAGAACCTAGTGGATATAAAGAATGGCGTTTACATGGTAAACTACATCGAACAAATGGTCCAGCATTAGAATGGGTTAATGGAAATAAAGAATGGTATCTTCACGGTCAATTACATCGAGAAGATGGTCCTGCCATAGAATGGGTTGTTGGAAACAAATATTGGTTTCTTCAAGGTAAAGAATATACCGAAAAAGACTATTGGAGAATAGTTAAATTAAAAGCTTTATGGTAAAGTATGCAAGAAATAAAAACAAATAAATATGGTAAACATTATTTCTTTAATGGTCGATTACATCGAGAAGATGGTCCAGCTATAGAGAATAATGACGGAAGTACAGAATGGTATCTTCATGGCAAACTGCATCGAACAGATGGTCCCGCAGTAAAATTTACTTATAATTCTATTAAAGAATGGTGGGTTTACGGTAAACTCCATCGGGAAGATGGACCGGCAGTAGAGCGCGCTAATGGAACGAAATATTGGTTTCTTCATGGTGAAATCCATCGAGAAGATGGCCCGGCCATAGAATATGCTGATGGAATTAAAGAATATTGGTTGCAAGAAAAGAAATATTCAGAAGAAGACTATTGGCGAGTAGTTAAGTTAAAAGCTTTATGGTAAAGTATACAAATGATGAGGGAGATATTTTTTGGATGGTCGATGGAGTTTATCATCGAGAAGACGGGCCTGCAGTAGAATGGGCTAATGGAGATAAATCTTGGTATCTTCATGGTCAACTACATCGAACAGATGGTCCAGCCATAGAGCGAATTAATGGAGATACAGAGTGGTGGATTCATGACCAACGTCATCGAGAAGACGGTCCAGCCGTAGATAATATTGGTGGAACTAAAATATGGCTTATTAATGGTATTTATCATCGAGAAGATGGCTCAGCTGTAGAATTAGCTAATGGCACTAAAAGGTGGTATCTTCAAGGTAAACAATATTCTAAAGAAGAGTTTTGGCGAGTAGTTAAATTACAAGCTTTGTGGTGAAATATGCAAGAAATTAAGATAGATCAAGGTGGAAATAAATATTATTATTGGAATGATAAGTTACATCGAGAAGATGGCCCTGCGATAGAATTTGTTAATGGAGATAAAGAGTGGTTTTTTCATGGTAAATATCATCGAGTGGATGGGCCAGCAATAGAGTTAGCCAGTGGCCATAAAGAATGGTGGTATTTTCATGGAAAATTACATCGAACAAATGGTCCGGCTATAGATCATGAAGGTAAATTTTTTCTTCATGGTAAAGAATATACAGAAGAAGAATATGGCAAATTAGGTAATAACATGTCAAAAGAATTTTTAAATAATTTATATTATCAATGTCTTAATTTAAAAGAAGGAGGCGCTGACCAAGCATATTTTTTTATCTCCAAATTGTTGGAGCAAAAGAATTTTTCAGCTATTAATTCTCTTTTCTCAGACTTAGATCTATCTCTAGTAGATACTGGTACCATGTATATGATGATTAATTTAACCGCTCCTTATCGATCTAAAATATCTACTTATCAAAATTTTTATCTAAAAATTAGAGAAGAATATGCTAGACGAGGACGCTCGTCACAAGACATATCAAAATTACTTGATCACTTTCAAGAGGTAAAGGAAAGTTCGGAGACTCCATATGTCTCTAAAGAAGAGTCTGGATTTAATCAATTAAATTTTCTGATAGAGAAAGCAGAGCTTTCTAATGATAAAGAATTAGTTTTTTGGCTACAATTGTGTAAATCACAAAAATTAGCTCATGCAAATAAGGAAGATAAATTTAGGAATTTAGTTCAAACTTTAGGACATGATGAATTGAGAAAAAGAACTATTGATTCTTTACGTCATATGGCAAATCTTTTAGAGAAAACGACGGGTTGTTGGCCGGGCATTTATTATGCTGAATTGCCAAAAGATTTGAATAGTGATATGCTGGCTAAATTAGAAGTTATTCTTTCGTATCCTTGGCCCGGTTGATAGATTGGCGAACAGTAAAGCTTAAATTTTTATGGTGAAGTATGGAAAAAATTACAACAGATAAATATGGTAATAAATTTTATTCTTATAATGGTCAACTCCATCGAGAAGCTGGTCCAGCCGTAGAATATGCTAATGGAAATAAATATTGGTATCGTCATGGTCGTCTTCATCGAGACGATGGCCCGGCAGTAGAATATGGTAATGGTAGTAAAGAATGGTGGTTTCATGGCAAATGTCATCGAGAAGATGGCCCAGCAGCAGATCATGTTGATGGCTATAAAGCGTGGTTCCTTCAAGGTAAAAAATATACAGAAGAAGAATATTGGCGATTAGTTAAGTTGAAAGCTTTGTGGTGAAATATGCAAGAAATTAAAACAGATAACAATGGCAAGAAAAAATATTATTGTAATGGAAATCTTCATCGAGAAGATGGTCCAGCGATAGAATTCTATAATGGAGATAAATTTTGGTTGCTTCATGGTCAACGCCATCGAGAGAATGGTCCCGCAATAGAATGTTCTAATGGAGATAAATATTGGTATCTTCATGATCGATGTCATCGAGAAAATGGTCCAGCGGTAGAATTAGCTAATGGTACTAAAAGATGGTACCTTCAAAATAAAGAATATTCAGAAGAAGAATATTTGAGAGTAGTTAAGCTAAAAGCTTTATGGTAATTTTTAAAATTTATTTTATAAAATAGCCGACCTTGACACGGGCCAGATCGGTGTTATTATATTTTAAGCGGTGGAGTTATCTCTAACATATTTGTCTTGAGGAAAAGAACCATCAGGTCGATACACCGCAGTAATTGCTCTCTCAGATAGGCATTCAAAATCAGTATATTCGCCTTGTTCTTGAACGACAATATCGCCCTCCTGGTAAATATTGTCATTCATCTTGACGGATCCTAATAAGATAATAGTCACTTCTTCGCTTTTTAAATGGCAATGGGATTGTTCATAATCCCCTTGTTGATAATATTTGAATCCTAATTCATAATCCTTTTGATATACATGGGGCTCAAATTGCCCCACCATCCATCCACGAGTCATATTATTTAATTTAAATAATTTCATTTTTATTTCCAGGTAAAATTTATGCAAATCTGTATTCACTGTCACGATGAATTTGAGTTACATTCACCTGCCAAAAAATTAGCAGGAGGCAAAATTAATGAGTGCCCCGAATGTGCTAACGAATCAACCATTAAATATGCTGGAGTTCAATCTGCCGACGGCAAACAGGCTCAAGCTACTATTCTTAAGTTCAAATCTGAACAAGATAAATCCGTATATTTAAACTTTTGGCAGAATAATTCTGGTTTACATAAAGGTAAATCCTGCCAATTAGGCAATCATTTATCCACTACCCCTTCTATTAAGTTTGAGATTATTACTAATTTTAGTCCAACTAATCATAAAGGCAAGAGCTAACAGTAACTTATAAAATTACCGCCACCGGTTAACGGTCCGTGGCTCGTGCCACGGCTCGCGTATTTTTTAAGATGGGCCATCGTATTTATTACGATGGTGGCACCTGGTTAGGCTTGGAAAAGTTGGCTAGCGATATCAATTAATTAGCAATATAATATGTCAAAAAAATTAGAAATAGAGAGAAGATTTATAGTGAAATTTCCTTCCTCTTGGACTGCTTTGGCATCTATGTTAGAAGGATTAATAGATATTAAAAGAATTTGCCAAACTTACTTAAAGCCAAAAGGCGAAGAACAATCTGGTCGAGTCAGAAAAACGGTTGCTGGATTAGCTGACAACAAGAAAACAGTTTATCATTTTAATCAAAAAAAGCCAGTTGCAACTGGCGTGCATCAAGAGTTAGAAAAAGAGATTTCATTATCCCAATATCAGAAATATTTAACTCAAGCCCATCCAGAAAAAGTATCTATCGATAAAACTAGGTTTCTTTTTAGATATAAAGATCAGATATTTGAGTTAGATATTTTTAAAGTACCATTAAAAGGTCTAGCAATTTTAGAGATAGAATTATCTAATAAATCTGACCCAATTCGTTTCCCTCCATTCTTAACTTTGGTTCAAGAAGTGACGGATAATAGTAATTATACTAATTATGCGTTAGCCAGTAAACAATTACACTTATCACTGAAAAATAAGTGATTTAACTTATTAAAAAACTTTCTATTGCTCTATATGTAGAGACTAAGGATAAATATATGGATATCAATTCCAGCATTGACACATTATTTGATAAATTTGGCACCAAAGATTGGTTTTTTACCATTGATACTGACGAATTTAATAGAATTGTCATGTATGTTAAATACATGTGTCATGAAACCCTACATGATATTCCTAATTCTATTAATTATCACCCAATTTTAGTGCACTTTGCTAAAAGTTATGCGTTAGATAAAGAGCAATTTATACATCAAGAAAAAGATTTAACACCCTCTCAAGTGTCTGTGGTAGAAGAAATTAGTTTTCCCACGGTTAATTTACATTATCTTCTTTCAGAATTAGACAGATTAGAAAAAATCTGCGGCAGTAATCTCTTGCAAGATATTTTTTATGAGGTGCATGATGGTAAAAATGCTGTTACCAATTATGGATCTAAATTTCCAGAAGTAAAAAATGCCATACAAGTATTGTATCATACGTATGGATTTGATGCTATTTACGAAGAGATTGATGGATAATTTTTTGGGTTAAAAACCAATAAAATCACATATAATATATACGTCTAGGAGGTAATTAACAATTTTTAATTAACAAAACCGCTTTAGTAGGAGTTAGGTAGTTGGCTACCTAACATATCCAGAGACATGGAGTTGCATATGACTGCTCAAAATTTAGATAACTTAACATTAATTAATAATGTTGCTGTCACTGATCAAGATGAAGAGTTTTCTATTCCTTTAGATATTTCCGATATTATTGCTATTTGCAAAGAGTTTAATAAACTTGGTTGGCAAATTCAAAATCAAATTGAAAATATCCTAGATTTGGGAGTAGAGGAGTCAATTAAAAGCGGAATTGTTAATCAAAAATCATTACCTTTTATTAAGAGTTTTTTATCCTCTGTTTCTAAAAATGCGTATTTCGGTGATGCAGTTGCGCAAGCTGAAGAATGTATTCATTTGATTTCGGAATATGAAAATAATTCGCAGTTAGAATTAAACTGAATCTTATCACTTAACTAAACACTAAGCGACCTGCGGGTCGCTTTTTTATTGGAGCCAAAAGATGTCGCCTATAGATCAAGATAAGTTACGAGATTTATTTAAGAATTATTCTCCACAGGAAATAATGGTTTCTTTATCTCAATTAGCATTAGAGCAAGCCTCAGAATTTTCTGATCTAGGCTTAGCTGATCAGGCCAAAGATTTAGTAAAATTTTCTATCTCTTTAGATGATTTAATTTCTGGCAGGCCATTTCTAATCTAATATCTTAACATATAATTATGTTAATAGTGTTAACTATAATTATATCATATATTACCACTTTACTTTTTGGATATGGTTTTCATTGGGCGTTACATCAAACCTGGATGAAAGAAGCTCATCAGGCTCATATGACTCATCATCAAAGGTTATATCCAGCTCATGATTATGTTTCTAGCACCTATCGTCATGCAGGTAAAGATGCGGCTCCCAAGTTTTTTATTATTGCCGCCCTCCCGCTAGTGATCTTGCCACTTATTTTATATTTCTTAGGGTTAATCTCATGTTATTTAGTACTTATTATTTGGAGCGTACAGATACTGACTGGACTAGCTCACAATTACTTACATGATGCTTTTCATATTAAAAATCATTGGTTGGGGAAAATTCCCGTAATCTACACTATATATAGAAAGTGGAGTTATTTACATTACTTACATCATGTAAATATGCAAATTAATTATGGAATTTTCTCTTTTTGGGCCGACAAATTATTTGGAACCTTTCGAGATCATCGAAGAAAAAATAAATGAATCTTTGCGTCTGGTGAGGCGAGAACAAAAATTATTGGGACAGGCAAATTATTTATCTCCAGAATTCATTCCTTTTAGGACTGAAAGACGAAAAATTGTGTTTCGATAATTTATCGAGGTTAATATGCAAGAAATTAAAGAAGATGAATTTAGTAAATGCTATTATTGGAATGGTCAACTCCATCGAGAAGATGGTCCAGCGGCAGAATGGTCTGAGGGCCATAAGCAATGGTGGATTCATGGTCAACGACATCGAGAAAACGGTCCAGCTATAGAGTGGGAGAGTGGATCCAAAGAATGGCATCTCTATAGTCAATGCCATCGAGAGGGCGGTCCAGCGGTAGAAGTAGCTAATGGGGATAAACAATGGTGGCTTCATGGTCAACTCCATCGAATAGATGGTCCAGCCTTAGAAAGCCCGGATAATAAAGTCTGGTATTTTAATGGACGTCTTCATCGAGAAGATGGCCCTGCTATTGAATATTCTAGTGGAGCTAAAGAGTGGTGGTATCACGGCAAATTACATCGAGAAGATGGTCCGGCTATAGAATATGCTAATGGAATTAAATTGTGGTATCTTCAAGATAAAATCTATTCAGGAGAAGAATATTGGAGAGTGGTGAAATTAAAAGCTTTATGGTAAATTTATGCAAAAAGTGAAAATAGATCAAGAGGATAATAAATTTTATTACTATAATGGTCAAAAACATCGAGAAGATGGCCCAGCAGTAGAGTTTATTTCTGGAACCAAAGAATATTATTGGAATGGTATTCTTCATCGAGAAGATGGCCCAGCTATCGAATGGTCTGATGGATCCAAAGAATGGCTTATTCATGGTCGACATCATCGAGAAGATGGTCCGGCCATGGATTATATCAATGGAGTAAAATGGTGGTTTCTTCAAAATAAAGAATACTCTGAAGAAGACTATTGGCGAGTGGTTAAATTGAAAGCGTTATGGCAATAGTATGCAAGAAATTAAAATAGATGGAGATGGGACTAAAAAATATTATTGGAATAGTCAGATACATCGAGAAGATGGTCCAGCTATAGAATGGCCTAATGGTTCTAAAGAGTGGTGGATGCATGGTCAATTGCATCGAGAAAATGCTCCTGCGATGGAGCATAGCACTGGAATTAAAGTTTGGTATTATCATGGTCAACGACATCGAATAGATGGCCCAGCATTTGAATCACCTTGTGGCTTCACAGGATTCTATATTCAAGGCAAAGAATATACAGAAGAAGAGTATTGGAGATTAGTTAAATTGAAAGCTTTGTGGTAAAGTTATGCAGGAAATTAAAACAGACCGCTGGGGTAAATCTTATTATTGGAATGGCCAATTACATCGAGAAGATGGTCCTGCCATAGAATATACTGATGGAAGTAAATTTTGGTATCTTCATGATCAGCGTCATCGAGAAGATGGTCCAGCTATACAACATTTTAGTGGGCTTAAAGAGTGGTGGCTTCAAGGTAAACAATATTCAGAAAAAGAATATTGGCGAGTAGTTAAGCTCAAAGCTTTGTGGTAATTATGCAAACAATTGTAAATCAATTTGGTAATATATATTATTCTTATAATGGTCAGTTACATAGAGAAGATGGTCCTGCTATAGAATATAAAGATGGTAGAAAAGATTGGTATCTTCATGGTCAACGACATCGAGAAGATGGTCCTGCCATAGAACATCCTAATGATTGTAAACAATGGTGGTTTCATGGTAAATTACATCGAACAGATGGTCCAGCAATAGAATATCTTAATGGAGGTAAAGAGTGGTATCTTCACGATGCGATAGAATATGGTGTTAATTCAATTAAAGGATCTGCTGGAACTAAAGAATGGTATCTTAACGGTCAAAAATATTCAGAAGAAGATTATTGGAGAGTAGTAAAGTTACAAGCTTTATGGTAAAGTATGCAAAAAATTAAAATCGACAAATTGGGGACCAAAAAATATTTTTTGAAAGGTGATCTACATCGAGAAGATGGTCCAGCCCTAGAATATGCTAATGGTAGTAAAGAATGGTGGATTCATGGTCAACGACATCGAGAAGATGGTCCAGCCATAGATCGTATTAGTGGAGCTAAAGAATGGTGGGTTAAGGGGCAATTACATCGAGAAGATGGTCCAGCCATAGAATATTCTAATGGAGATAAACAATGGTGGATTCATGGCAAAAGACATCGAGAAGGTGGTCCAGCAGTAGAATCTTTTGATGGAAGTAAAGAATGGTATCGTCATGGAAAACTTCATCGAGAAGATGGTCCAGCAGTAGAACTGGCTGATGGATATAAAGAATGGTATCGTCATGGAAAACTTCATCGAGAAGATGGTCCAGCAGTAGAATCTTTTGATGGAAGTAAAAGATGGTTTTACTGCGACGTTAAAATACCAGTCTCTTGTCAATTAGATTTTCAGCGCTATTTAAAATTAAAATTATTTTGGTAAATTATGTATCAGACGAAAACTATTATAGAAGATAATAAATCTTATTTCTTGCTGATGGATAACGAAGGAGATAAATATTGGCTATTCAATAGTACTCTTCATCGAGAAAATGGTCCAGCTATTGAGCGAGCTAATGGCTCTCAAATGTGGTTTAATTACGGTCAACTCCATCGTATGGATGGGCCAGCCATTATCTATGATAATGGTAATCAAGAGTGGTATTGTCATGATCTTCTTCATCGAGAAGACGGACCAGCCATAGAACATGTTTCTGGCCGGAAAGAATGGTGGTTTAAAGGCAAATTTGTCACTTCTTCTTCTCAAGAAGAATTTGATAGATCGCTAAAATTACAAGCTTTATGGTGATTAATAATTTAATGTAAACGTAAAATCATCATAATCAATATCTTCGCCATTTTTAACGGTTCCAAATAATTCTAAATTTCTTTGCAGATAATTTCTAATTTGATTAGATAATGGAGAGTACTTATCTGTTAAATGGCTAGGAGCTACTGCTGGATAAGAAACTTTAATTTTATTACCGTCTCTGACTACATTAATAGCCAATGTGGCTCCATCCTCTTGTAACATACTAACAAAAGGCATAACACCACTAGTTTCGGTACTAGTAGAAGCATTAGCTACTTGTTGCTTAATATAATCTGCTATTTCTTGTTTCATTTCATTAGCATCAATATCAGCATATTTTTTTAATAATTTATTAGCTTGTTTAACTAGTTGAAGAGTGGCTTTTTTCATGATCTTTAGGCAAGGACACCCTCAGCCTTGTGCTGAGGGAGGAATTGCCTCTCCTTTCTGCTATCTAAATAAATTTTTAGGTTACACAAAAATTCCTATATATTGATATATCACTACATATGAGGTTATATAGAACGGTCAAACTAAAACTTGATGTCAAGGCAGAAGAAATTCTACCTTCACTGCAAGCTTATACTGCTGCTTTTAATCTTGTCTGTCAAATAGGTTACAAGAGCAAAATAACTAATTCTATTAAACTACATAAGCTAACTTACCAAGACTGTCGAACTAACTTTAACTTACCATCTCAATTAGCAATTTCTGCTAGAACTAAAGCCGCAGAAGCTCTTAAAAGCATTAAAGCTAAAAATAAGTATAGCAAATGTCCACAGTCAAAGTTAGCTGCCATTCGACTAGATTGTAATAGCTACTCTATCTCTAAATCTGGAGTTGTGTCTATTCTGACTATTGCTGGTAGAAAGAAAATTAAGCTAGATATTCCTCAGTATTATCAGCATTATTTTACTGATTGGAAGTATACTAGTGCTGACCTTCTGATTAAGAAGAATACTATCTATTTGCATATCTCTTTTGAGAAAGAAAGAGAAGACGTAAAGGTTAATGGTAAGTTTTTAGGAGTTGATCGAGGTATCAAAAAGTTAGCCGTTACTTCAGATAATAAGTTTTATTGCGGAAGTAAACTTAAGTCAATATGTCACAAGTATAAAGCATTAAGGAGAAAATTACAGAAAGTTGGTAGTCCATCTGCTAAAAGGCATCTTAGAAACCTTTCAGGTAAAGAAAAACGGTTTAAAGCAGACATTAACCATCAGATTAGTAAACAGATTATTAATAGTTTAAATCCAGGTGATACCGTAGTACTAGAAAAGTTAATTGGTATTAGAAGATCACGTATGAGAAAACCTCAAAGATCAGCCTTGAATAGTTGGAATTATTATCAACTAGAGCAGTTCCTAACCTATAAAGGTCAGGCAAAAGGCATACAAGTAGTCCATGTTAATCCTGCTTATACCAGTCAACAATGTAGTAAATGCGGGTTTACTGAGAAGAAAAACAGGAAGACTCAGGTTAGTTTTTGTTGTCAACAATGTGGATTTAAACTAAATGCAGACTTAAATGCTAGTAGAAATATTAGCAGACGAGCATTAGATGACTATATGTTATTTAATGGGGCTGAAGTCAATCAGCCTATGGTAAGAGCAGCGAAGCTACTTACAAGCCACCAGCCTTGTGCTGGTGATAATTGACAAAATTAATGTGATTTTAGTGGCATAATTATGGCAAAAGAAATAATACGATTTAGCAATAAGATTCTCTATTTCGAGGATGACCATCTCCATCGAGAAGATGGTCCAGCCATCGAGTTTGCAGATGGTTCTCAAGAATGGTATTTTAACGATCAACGTCATCGAGAAGGAGGCCCCGCCATAGAATGGTCTGATGGCAGTAAAGCTTGGTATCTTCATGGTCAACGACATCGAGAAGATGGGCCAGCAGCCGAATATTCTAGCGGTTTTAAAGCTTGGTTTATTAATGATAAACAATATTCAGAAGAAGACTATTGGCGAGTGGTTAAATTAAAAACTTTATGGTGAAGTTATGCAAGAAATTAAAGAAGATCACTGGGGAAAATATTATTATTGGAGTGATCGTCTCCATCGAGAAGATGGCCCTGCGATAAAATTTTTTAATGGCGATGAACATTGGTATCTTCATGGCTCTCGTCATCGAGAAGATAGACCAGCCGTAGAATATGCTAATGGAACTAAATATTGGTATCTTCATGGTCAACGACATCGAGAAGATGGACCAGCCATAGAATGGTCTAATGGAGATAAAGAGTGGTACCTTCAAGGTAAACAATATACAGAAGAAGAATATTGGCGGCTAGTTAAATTAAAAGCTTTATGGTGAAGTATGCAAGAAATTAAGATAGATAAAGATGGAACTAAAAGATATTATTGGAATGGTTAGCTGCATCGAGAAGATGGTCCAGCCATAGAATGGCCTAATGGAACTAAAGAGTGGTATTTTCATAATCAACTCCATCGAAAAGATGGTCCAGCCCTAGAATATAATAATGGATCTAAAGAGTGGTATTTTTATGGAAAGTACCACCGAGAAGATGGCCCGGCCAGAGAATATGCTGATGGAAGTAAAATATGGTGTCTTCATGGTCTTTTCCATCGAGAAGATGGCCCGGCTATCGAATATGCTAATGGAGATAAATCTTGGTACCTTCACGGTACGCCATATTCAGAAGAAGACTATTGGAGAGTGGTTAAATTACAAGCTTTGTGGTAAAGTATGCAAGAAATTAAAATAGATGAATTTGGTAATAAAAGATATTATTGGAATGGTATCATACATCGAGAAGACGGTCCGGCAATAGAGTATATTAATGGGGATAAATATTGGTATTGTCATGGGCGATGGCATAGAGAAGACGGCCCAGCGATAGATAGTTCCCTTGATGGAAAACATTGGTATCTTCATAGTCAACGTCATCGAGAAGACGGTCCGGCGATAGAATATGCTGATGGTAGTAAAGAATATTGGATTCATGGAAAACGCCATCGAGAAGATGGCCCTGCTCTAGAATATTCTAATAAAATGAAAGAATGGTACCTTCAAGGTAAACAATATTCAGAGCAAGAATATTGGCGAGTGGTTAAATTGAAAGCTTTATGGTAAAATTTATGCAAAAAATTAAGATAGATAAATTCGGCAATAAAGAATACTATTGGAATGGTGAATTACATCGAGAAGATGGACCCGCAGTAGAATGTGCTAATGGAGATAAAGAATGGTATTTTAATGACCGATATCATCGAGAAGATGGTCCAGCGGTAGAATTTATTTCTGGATATAAATCTTGGTGGTTTCATGGTCAACGTCATCGAGAAGATGGTCCAGCAGTAGAATATGCTAATGGTCATAAAGAATGGTGGATTAGACATATTCAGTATTCTGAAGAAAATTATTGGAGAGTAGTAAAGCTCAAAGTTTTATGGTAAAGTATGCAAGAAATTATAATAGATGAACTTGGGACTAAAAGATACTATTGGAATGATGAATTGCATCGAGAAGATGGTCCAGCGATAGAATATTTTAATGGAGACAAATTTTGGTATTTTCATGGACAATGTCATCGAGAAGATAAACCAGCTATAGAATGTAATAATGGTGATCAAGAGTGGTGGATTTATGATAAATTACATCGAGCAGATGGTCCAGCAATAGACTTTATTAGTGGCCGTCAAGAATGGTGGATTCATGGTAAAAAACATCGAGAAGGTGGTCCAGCCATCATCTGGGATGATGGCTATAAAGCTTGGTATATATCAGGCCAACGACATCGAGAAGATGGTCCGGCCATAGAATATAGTAATGGGTATAAAGAATGGTATCTTCACGGTACACCATATACAGAAGAAGATTATTGGAGAGTAGTTAAATTAAAAGCTTTATGGTAAATTAATATTCGTAATATGACTCCAAGTTTTTCCAGTAATAATTTTTTTAATGGCAGCTCGACTCACATTAAATAATTGAGCTAATTGTTGTTGACTATAATTTTTTCTATATAATTCCACTATTTTTAACACTTGCTCTCCCTTAAGTTTAGCTTGACTGGTTTTTTCTCCTACCGGAATTTTCCTATTAGGAAATTTTCTACCGACATTAATCTGATGTCCTTTTTTAAATCCATGGGTAATTCCTATTTTTCCTTTTAACCAAGAGGGTTGCCCCGGCTTAAAACTTCCACTATTAGGTTTAATGATACCTTTAGTTCCCTTATTCCATGCAGAACACACTGGTTTATTATTACCACCAATAGTCGCATTATATCCAAATGGTGCTTGCGATTGATATTGAGCAATTAATTCAATTTCTGACTCATTGGCTAAATTTAAACTAGTTGTGGTAGCAATTACTTCAAAAGTAAAATTTTCTACCCCATATTTCTTAATAGCTTTAGAAATTAACATTAATGGAGAAAGGTGACGGGCATCAATTTTATGCCGGCGCCACCTTTGTTTCGGATTTTTTGTTTGACCAATATAAATTTTATTATTTACTTGATTGATGATCCGATATAGATAATAGGAGATATTTTGCATATCTCCCATATATCAATTATAGTTGAGTCCATTCAAACGTAGTAGTATTAAAGGACCAAGTATCATTATAGACGACATCGTATCCATTAGTACCACCTGTTAGAATAACTCGGCTGGATTGAATATCATACACCATCATGGCGCCTACTCGACCCGGAGGATTATTAGCCGGGGCTCTCTTAGTCCAAGCCGTACGACCAGCATTCAATGTCCAAGTCTCACTGGGTAACACGTCAGAGTTATTAGCACCACCAAATAAAACCCATAAGTTATTGGCAGGGTCATAGGTTAAACAACCACCATAACGAGCAGAAGGGGGAGTGGTGGGGGTGTTTTGGGTCCACGTAGTACCGTTAAACGACCACGTATCACCAAACATCTCATTCGTTCCTAATCCACCAAACAATACACAATTGCTATTACCACCACTAAACATAAAGTCAGTGCGAGCGGCTGGTTTAGCAGCGGGAGCTAATAACGTCCAGGTTTTTAAATTACCATCCCATTGCCAAGTTTCATCTAATACATTGTTTTCATTGCAACCACCAAACATAATTGCTTTTGGGGCCGCCACGTTTAATAAAGCTAATTTAGCTTTATAACGAGCAAAGGGTGATGTTGGTGGAGCTTCTTTTGTCCAAGAAACGCTAGCATTGCCAACAGTCCAGGTATCTCCTAAGACACCAGTTTCTCCCTTACCACCATACATTAAGGCGTTATATCCATCATAACACATGGCCATATCAATTCTAGTTGGTAATGGACCACTACCTAGCGCAGAAATTGGTCGACTCCAGTCAGTACCTGACCATTTCTCAGTAAAGTTTAAAAAGCTGGAATCAGCCGGGTAATTTCCTGTGTTTAGTAACACCACTTTATTACCAGCAAAAGCGGTAGTGGCAGCAATTCCGGCATAAGAACAACGAAGGGGATTATTAGTTGGCATTTTATCTCCATCTAGATATTGACGGCTTCTAGCTGCCGTTATATTAACCTAACTTTATGTGAAAGAATACATAGAAATTGATAGAATCAAAACTTACGCTCCACCAAATATTTGAGTATTTTTAAAAATTTCTGTCTCTTGACAAGTATTTTGTAAAATTTAACTTTAACCCGGCAACAATGGAAGCTGGGATCCTTAAATATTCAGACACCTACGAGGACATAATGCTCAATAAACAAGAATTAATTAAAGAATTACGAAGATTAACTTCGGCTGGCATGTCAGATTGCTTAGCGGCGCTCCAAGAAGCTAATTGGGATCTAACACAAGCCGTAGATATAGTAAAAATTAAAGGACTCAATGTAGTCTCTAATCGAGACACTAATGTAGTTAGAGAAGGGGTAGTCTCTATTTTAGATTTACCAACCGCCAAAATTATGGTCGAAATAAATTGTCAAACAGATTTTGTGGCTCGGTCCAAAGAATTTAAAGACTTTACTCAAGTAACTTTGCACACAATTAAAGATTGTGTGGTAAAAAACATGCCCTTTTCAGTATCACTGGTCGAAGATGCTAGAAAGACATTAATGTCTATTACTAAAGAAAATATTGTAGTTTCTCGATGGTGGGTACAAGAAAGTTTGTCTCCGACAGCCGTTGTTTGCTCTTATTTACATTCCAATGAGAAAATTGGAGTCCTCTTAACTCTTCAATCTGCTTCCTTAGTAACAGGTTCAGCTTTAGCATTACAATGTCTACAACTAGAATCATTAGGCGCAGAATTAGCGATGCAGGTGGCCGCCATGAATCCTTTAGCCGTCTCTCCTGAACAACTTGACACTGCCACGGTAGAGAGACAAGAGCATATTTTTAAAGCTCAATTACAAGAATTAAATAAGCCAGAAGCCGCTTGGCCTAAGATTTTAGCAGGTAAATTTAATAAATGGCATCAAGAAGTATGTCTGTTAAATCAAGAATCGGTGGTGTTTCCTAAAACCAGCGTGGCTCAAGTCTTAGAAAAAGCTGAGAAATCAATAGCACCAGGTATTACTGTTGTTAACTTTATCAGATGTCAAGTAGGTGAATGCTGATTCTTTAAAAGATTATAATTTACAATTAAAGCCACAAAATCATGAATAAAAAACAATTATTGCAAGAAATGCAAGAGAGTATTGGTACTAAAGACCCAATCGTCTTTTTTTCGCAGATGGTAAATGTTTTCGACCTTCTATTTTCTAAAATAGAAGAATTAGAACAACAATTATCAAAAATTAAAAATCAATCCGCCCTTTCCATTCAATGGGATCCTAAATTAGCCTTGATAATGATTGCTAAGGAAATCAATAATTTACGAGCCTTAGATAAAGAAACTTATGCTTCTGAAATTGCTCAGTTAAAACAAGCCTATTCAGAAGATAAAGTAACACAATCTTATCCAGAATTTTGTCAATTCTGGGAAAACACCTTAGGTTGGCACCCCTTTATCGATTATAAATAACATGTTTACTTCCATTGGCAAACTAATTTATAGCCCTCGGAGTCATTTAGGTTCCAATGAGAGATGGCTAGTCTTAATGTGTGACGATGAAATTTCTAAATATTATCGTCATATGTTTTATCAGCAGTTTCCATGGAAAGGAAAATTAACTCGCCCGGTCTGGGGCACCCATATCTCTATTATTCGGGGAGAGAAAATTCCTAATTATCATTTATGGGGATTGCAGGCCAATAAAATTGTGGAATTTCAATACCAACCTGGAGTATTAGATAATGGAGAATACTTTTGGCTCAAAGTAAAATCTCCTTTTCTCTCAGAAATTAGAGAAACTTATGGTTTGACTAAAGAGCCAAAATTTGGATTTCATCTCACTATAGGAAGAAAATGTGAATAACTATTGCGATCAACACCAAAACACAGTCGGATCTGATTGTCCTTATTGTGTGAACGAAAAATTAACTTATGAATTGAAAATGATTCAAGAATCTTTTGTGGCCGCTATTAAAAGTAAAACTAATAAAGGAGGCCAACAAGTCCCCTATCATGGAGATTTTGCTAATATTTCACCTTCTGTCATTCGAGATATGACTTTCTATCTCGAAAGATGGGAACAAGTTCTTAAATGAGATATATTGTATGTTGCCATTAACAACTTTTACCTCTGAGAGGTAAGAATAAAACACAAGGAGTTTAATTATGAGTTTACAGCCATTAAGAGATTTTATTGTCGTCGCTAAACCAGTAGAAGAAGAAAAAACAGAAAGCGGTTTAATTTTTAAACCCGCCACAGCCGATTCTAAAGTGTCCAAAAGTAAAGTCTTGGCCGCTGGTTCTGGCAGAGTAACTATGTCGGGAACTGTCGTACCTTTAGAAGTCAAAGAAGGGGATACAGTTTTCTTTAATAAGCACCATGCGACTGAGTTAGCAGATGGTTCGCAAACAGTTTTTCTGTTGAGAGAAGATCAAGTTTTAGCAGTAGTGAAATGAAAATTAAAAGAAATTTGTCTACTCCGGAAGGCAAAGCATTTTGGGATTCGGCCGAATTAATTGCTCAACAAGCAGAACATTGGCCGGATTCCAAATTAGCTGGCATTAATGTTTCTCCTACTCGTCAAAAAGATCCTATTGGAGAGTTTATTGGATGGATCATTTATATAGAGGGACTACTCATTATGAGTAGTGAAAAATGGAATCCAGAGTGGAAATTATCTACAGGAAAATATTATCTCTATATGGGGGAGTTATCTAAATTATTAACCAGGTAAATATTTCCAGCAATGGAGGCTGGGCTCCTTAAATATCCAGATCAGAGGGACGAATAATTTCGCATACTGACAGAAGATAATTAATGTCTCCATAAGTTATAATTGCTCTATACGTGGAGACATACCAGGAGACAACGGAGATGTCAGATGCGCAAGCTCAAAAAAAGATTTGAACAAAGCGGCACCCTAGTAGTGGTGGGCAAAGCTAGCGTGGTCATTCCATTGTTAGACTTTCCCCATCGAGTCGAAGTTTATTTTAAGAAAAAGTCGGTACCACTACCCTGTGACCCTGGGCCTAAGAAAAAAGATAAACTAGTATACAAAGTATATCGTCATTATTTAAGTCATTGTCGCCACACCTATACTTTATTTATTGAATGGAAAGTTAAAGATATTAGAGAAATTACCTGGAATGTTTATTACTGCTGATGCAAATAAGAGGATGACATAAGTTCTAATTGCTCTATACCTGGAGACAGATAACAAGTGAATATTTTAGTCCTAGGCTGGTATTTTAAACAAAATTTAGGCGATAATTTATTTATTGAAGCGTTTCAGCATCTATTTCCTCAACATCAATTTACTTTTACTGACAAGATCACCTTATCTCAATTGAATAATATTCAAGCTGTCTTTATTGGCGGAGGTTCTTTTATTAACCAACCCTGTCAAGTAGCGCCAGAAGCTTGGTCTAAATTAACATCTCTTCCTATCTGTTATGTAGGTATTGGAGCAGAAACTAATATTCATGACACACATCGACAGCTAATGTCAATAGCTAAGCTCATTGCTATTAGGAGTGATTCTCATTTAGAAACAGTTAATAATCTCAACTCTAATACTCTAGTTATTCCTGATTTGGTATATTCTTTACCTGTTACCATTAAAAATATTACTAAACCCAAGTCTATTCTGTATATTCCAAATGTTTCAGTAGTCCCGAAATGGGATTCTCCGCATTGGAAACATACGGCCTGGGAATACTTTAAAAGTGAAATGGCTCAATCTTTAGATTTATTATCTAAAGAGTTTGAGATTAAATTTTTACCTTTTTGCCTTAATAATAAATTAAGTGATGTTTATACGGCCGGAGAAATTATTAATCGAATGTGTCATACTAAGGATGAGATGATTTTATCACAGGTTCCGCTGACTGTACAGGAAGCGATAGATATGATCTCTCCATATACGATGACTATTACTCAAAGATTTCATGGCACAGTTTTATCTGACATGGCGCAAGTCCCATGTTTAACTATTCATCATCATGATAAATTAAAAAATTCTATAGGTTCAAAAATTCCTTATTATGGGTGTCACAAACAACTCATATTAGATGAAATTAAAAATGTTTTATCGACAAAAAATAACCCTATTCTACCAATAGACCGTAATATATTTGAATCTTTAAGAGAGAGGGTAGAAGATGCGCTTTGTCGGAGTTAAAAACAATAAAATTTGTGTTATCTCTAACGAATCCATTAATGATAAAGAGTTAGAAGTTATTGCTATTCCTCCCGAATTAAATCATATTGATTCTTTACAATTAATTACTAATTGTCGAATTAAAAATGGCCGCTTAGTTTCTAAATTATCCAAAAAACCTGCCTCCCAACTGAAAGTTGCCTTAATTGGTAATTGGAAAATGAGATGTGGCATCGCTACCTATGCCGAAAACTTATGGGGACACGTAGTTAAACAAGTTGGCGACTTCAAATTGTTCATTGAAAACAATGAGTTAATTACTGGTCCCACCAATTTAATTGGTGGAGAGAGTTATTCAGAAGATAAAGTAGTGCCTTGCTGGAAACGAGGCGAACCCTTAACAGATTTAATTTCACAAATTAAAGAATATGACCCAGATATTGTCTGGATTCAACATGAATTTGGATTATGGCCCAATGCTATGCATTGGTTATCGATGATGACTCAATTATCTGAGTATCGAGTCATAGTTACTATGCATTCTGTCTTTCATCATCGAGATAAAACTATTGTGGAAGCCGCTATGCCTGAGATTGTAGTGCATTTAGCGGGGGCACAACAAGTTTTATTGCAAGAAAAACAGGTTCCTAGTAAAGTGTATGTGATTCCTCATGGATGTTTTGCTCCTCAAGGTCATAAATTATGGAATTATTATAAATCCAATAAGACCTTTATGCAATTTGGTTTTGGATTAAGATATAAAGGTTGGGAAAATGCCATTCGAGCCACCGCAGTGTTAAAACAAAAACATGCTGATGTCTTTTTTACTGGTTTATTTTCGGAATCGCCTCATAATAAAGCGGAGCATGAATTATACTTTAATGAATTATTAGCCTTAATTTACGAATTAGGAGTACAAGATAATGTCGCCTTGTTGAGAGGATATTTTTCTGAAGAAGTATTAGATTCTTATTTAAGAACCAATCAAGCTACTTTATTTCCATATATTTCTCATCCAGAACATGAAGTCTTTGGGGTTTCTGGGGCGGCTCGGATTGCGATGTCTAAAGGATTACCAGTAGTGACGTCTTCAGTTAATCATTTTAGTGACTTGCCTACTATCAAAGCTGATTCTCCAGAAGAGATTGCTAGTGCTTTAGAAAGAGTTTTTCTTGATAAGAATTATAAAGAGCAACAAATTGCTCAACAAAATGAGTATTTAATTGATAATTCTTGGGAGCAAGTGGCGGCGCAATATCTTAAATTATTCGAGAGTTAATTTTTATTAATTAGCGCCCTTGACTCGGTATTTACGCAGATTATCATTACTCGATGACTAGCGAACCAGAAAATTTATTGCCATATTGGATGACGATTGAACAAGAAGTAGCGCTATTAAAGCCTTTATTATTGCATCCGGCGGGATTTGACCTTGATCTTCAGGGGATGTTATCTATTCGCCCCATTAATGAGGCTTGCCCTCCGACTAAATGGGAAGTGGCTTGGGAAGATCAGAATGGTTCTGATTATTTAGAGTTTGATGATCTAGATCAAGCCTTATTATGTTTTGTTCAAGTTAGACATCAATATCAATATGGTTTAGATTACGAGACTTTACTCGTAAGTAAAGAGGTAGTATGATTTATGCTGTGAGTTTTTCTGGTACGTTTCATGATTGTGATCCGGAATATTATTGTGGAGCCTATTCAACTAAAGCAAAAGCCGAACAATATATAAAAAAATCAATATTATTAGAATTAGAAAATTTCTTTGGCTCGCAAATCATTAAAGTAAATAATAAAACTAACTTAAAAAAATTAAGTATTAAAAAACTTTTAAAAATCTATCAAAAACATACCGATACATCCTATGTGATCAAGAAATTTCCGATGATATCAACAAAAACAGTATATTCTCTCGAATATTCCTCGCCAAATAACTCCGCCGACCTATTAGGAATTTTTGATTCATTTGAAAATGCTAAAAAAAGAGCAGCTCAAATTATGTTAGAAGATTTGAGACAATATTATTTGGATAAGGATGAATTTCTGGATGAAAAATCTATGAGTATTTTAGATATTATTTCATGCCATAAAAAAATTTTTATGGGAGAAATAAATTTATCCATTAATACTTTAAAAGTAGATTCTGATTTTATTTATCAACGATTATAATATGGATAAAAATTTCAAACACTCACCTCTATTACTAAAATTTATAGATCATGTTAATCTTAGATTAAAAAATAACGGGTATGATCCCATTTACTTACGTTTTGACCCTGAGTTTAACAGGTTAGGATACGCGGTTGATGAGTTTAGGCAATGCGTAAACTTTCTGCGCGGCAAAAATGTCGGACTCACTCCTTTTAATATGACTGAGAGTTTTAAACTATCTCAGGAAATTGATGTTGATAAATTCTAAACAAAATTAGAACATGTAACGATCTTGCACAAGAAAGAATAAATCATAATGAGTAATACCTTATTAGGCGGCGCCATCGGGGATGCCTTAGGCATGCCTTTTGAAAGAAAATTAATTAATGATCCATTATTAATGGAATGGTCCGGAGAAAATTTTTTAGCTTCTGAATCCCATCAATTGAAACCGGGTCAATGGACTGATGACAGTGCCATGCAACAAATAGTCGCAGAGTCACTCATTCAACAGTCAACTTTTAATCCACAAGATTTAGCTTCTCGCTATATGAATTGGTTTTTCTCTCCTCAGTCTAAAGGAGCTGGCCGAACTACTCGATTAGCAATGGAAAATTTAAAAGCTGGCAAGTCTTGGGAGCATTCCGGAATTGTTGGCTCTATCGGTAATGGCACTGCAATGAGAGCGGCGCCTTTTGGCGTTTTTTATCGACATGATATACCCATGCTGATACAATCAGTTAAAATAGATAATAGTATTACTCATGCTTCCGAAGAGGCTGAAGCTGGAGCGCTAGCTATTGCCTTAACTGCCGCGTATGCAGCTAATAACGATATTGAGGATTTATTAAAAAAAATAATCAGATTCTTACCTGATACTCAAGTTAAAAAGAGCATTTTCAGTTTAGATGCCATGGTTCATTCTGAACATATTACTGCCGAGCAAGCCTTACGTTTAATTGGCACTAAATTTGATGTCAGAGAAACAGTTCCAGCAGCCCTATATTGTTTTATGAAATTTAAAGATTATCATTCGGCGGTAGTGGCTGCCATTAAAGCTGGAGGAGATACGGATACTACTGCTGCTATTGTGGGTGCGCTCTTTGGAGCTAAAGACGGTTTACAAGGCATCAAAGCGCATTTGATTTCTCAAGTAGAAAAATCTGATTATCTCATACAACTAGATAGTCAGTTATATAATAGATCTAATACTAATTATTTTCCTCTTAAACAGTGAACTACCACTACCATAAAGGTAGTGGCTTCTTAGATCATAGACTCGGCTCTTGCCGACGCCTTACTAAGTTTTTGTTTAACGTCCGATTCCGTTCCAGAAACAGACAAATCTTTTAAACCTTTATCTCGAATATTGATAGCGGCGTTTACATCTCGATCATGATTAGTTCCACAAACAGGACACTTCCAATTTCTTATATCTAATGACAGTGAATCTACAACAAATTGACATTTGTTGCAGGTTTTGCTACTAGGAAAAAATCTATCTATTTGATAGAAAGTTCTTCCATACCATTTAGATTTATATTCTAATTGTCTAGTAAATTCTCCCCAAGAAGCATCTTGAATACTTTTAGAAAGTTTTCTGTTTTTAATCATATTCTTCACTGATAAGCTCTCTGCTACGATAATTTGGTTTTCATTAATTAGCTGATGAGTTATTTTATGAAGCTGATCAAATCTTCGATTTGATACTTTTTGATGTAATCTTGCTACTTTGATTCGTTGTTTATTTTTGTTTTTAGAGCCTTTCTTTTTTCTAGAAAGTTTACGTTGTTGAAATTTTAATTTTTTCTCTGTTAATCTATAGAATTTATGATTTTTAAAAGTTTTGCCCTCTGAAGTAATAGCTAAATCTTTTAATCCAAGATCTATGCCTATAGCGGAGTTATTTTTTGGCAACTCTTTAACATCAATTTCACATAAAATTGTTGCATAATATTCTCCAGAAGGATTCTTAGAGATAAACAAACAAACCTGGTCTTCTGGTAATTTTTGGTGAAGTTTGATTTTTATTTTACTTTTTAATTTTGGAATGGAAAGTTTTCCACAAGAGACTTTAAAATTCTGCGGAACTTTAATGCACTGACGATTACTTCGTTTATGAAATTTTGGAAAGGCATTTTGCTTTTTAAAAAATTTAATATAAGCGGCATCTAAATTTTTCAAAGCAGACTGAAGTGTTTGAGAATTAACATTATACAGCCAGTCATAGCCGTCTAATGATTTTAACTCAGTAAGAGTTTTTGCATCATCATGATAGTTAAGATATTTTTTGTTATTTAAATATTCGTCTTTTCTTTTAGATAGAAAGTGGTTATAGACATAACGTACCGCTCCAAACTGTTGAGCAAGAAATATTTTCTGCTCTTTAGCTGGATAGATGCGATATTTAAATGCCTTTAGAACTTTCTGCATAACTATATTATATAGTATGCATATAGTTTTAAAATTATTTTAAATTATTTTAAAATTCTTAAGAATAATTGATTTATTGACAGTTATAGTAATGAGCGCCATTCATCCCATAGCACAAGGCTATGGGTATTCTGGCGAAGAGGTTATAAATTTATGTCAAAAAAAGAAAAAGTTAAATTAACCATTGAGTTTGATGACAAAATTCAAGCTGATCATTTTGCTTCTTGGTTATGCCACTCAGGGGAGCAATCTTATTGGACTTGGATGGAATGTCGCGAACAAGAAGAAACAGGACAGATCACAGCTATCAGTTTTCACTATCACGGAGAAGAAGATATCACTAAACCTGTTAATGAGCCTTCTCGTTATGGGGCTTTTATGGCAGATAATATCATTAGAACCACTACAGGTAGATTAGATAGATAATCTAAACGAGAACTTTCTCAGTTAAAAGATCCCATCATGATGGGATGCGATCATGAGATCAAGCGGTTAAATTTATGAAGTTAGTAATCAATAAAGTAATTAATAAAATGGTACTTATAAAGGCATTTCGTGACCCAACTACTCGTTGGTATTTAACCAAATCTAATGATGAAGTTCCATTAAAGGATGCTATTAAATATATTACTAATTTACCTTATAAGATTTCAGACTTAACAGAAGATGATGCAAATTTCTTAGCTGAAAATCTTAAAGATGCTGTAGAACTATCTTTTGAAAAAGATTTATCTGATCAGCCAGAGAATTGCAATTTAAATATTAATCCATCACCAGAAACAAATGCAGCTTTAATTTGGTATGATACATTATCACTACAAGAACAAGAGCATATAAAAAATCTTTTGATTTGGTGGAATAGACCAGTAGTATGCTAAAATAATTTAAAGGAAACTATAAAAGATATTGTGAAAAGTTCTTGGAGCAAAGAATGGATTGAAAGGTTAACAAAATTTCATGGCTATTTCTAATAGAAAAAGTAAATTTCCTCCCAAAAAGAATGATAATTCCCATATTATCAAAGCTAATCCTAAAAGAGATTGGTCAGATCTGCAAAAGAATATCTTTAAAGATATTCATTCTGCCACTGACCATACTGTAGTAATTGCTCGGGCAGGATCTGGCAAAACTTCGGTTATTGTTGAAGGATTTAAATATATACCTAAAGGTAAAAAGACCTTAATGGTAGCCTTTAATAAAAGTATTGCCGAAGAATTGAAACAACGAGCAGCTTCATATATTGATATAATGACGCTCCATTCGTTGGGCTTTAGAGCCATTAAACAATCATTTGGTCAAGTTACTTTAGAAAACGATAAATCTAGAAACTTAGTCTCGTCTTTAATCGGGGATGATCGAGATTTATGGGAGCTCAATCAAAGTATCTGTAAATGTGTTTCCTTATGTAAAGGATTTTTATGTGATACTCCGGCCGGAATTGGAGATTTAATAGATAAATTTGGAATCGAGATTTTTGATCTAACCCGAGAAAAGTTTACTGAGTATGTCATTAAAACCTTAGCCTTAGCTAAGGCCCAAAAGCAAGTAATTGATTTTGATGATATGATTTGGTTTCCCTTTGTCTATCGATTAAATGTAGGCAAATGGGATATCGTTTTTGTGGATGAGGCTCAGGATCTGAATACGGCTCAAATTACCATGGTGTTATCAGCTATTAAACCGACTGGGCGAATTATTGCCGTGGGAGACCCTGCCCAATGTGTGGATGAAAATACATTATTATCTACTTATGGCGCTGATCTATCAGTAAAAGATTGCCCAGTGAATACTCCGATTCAATGTTTTAATAATGGGAAAATTGATCATCAAAAAATAACTATTAAACAGAAGTCGTCTTGGACTCATGGGATTGAAATTGTTGCTAATTTCACTTTCACTAAAAATAAATTATTAATGTCGCCCAATCATAAAATTTGGGCCAAATTTAATGTTCTTCCTAGTTCTCATCTGGTGTATTTAACTTATTCTGATTCGACTGGGTATTCAATTAAGAATATGACTGGCATTGATAATCTGCAAAATTTCCTTCAATCTCTATCAGATCAGAAAATATGGATACTCCATATTGTGCCTTCTAGTGAAGAAGTTTACGATTTAAATAATAATTATAATTATCTTTATTACTCTCCAGCTACTGGCCTTAATGGTGACCAGCTATTATTAGATACTTTTGGCCCCTGTCACCAACCAAATTGGTTTAATATTCCCTATATGATACACTTACATTCTCATACATTGTCTGGAAGTGTAGTCTCATATTTTACTGATCAACCGAAGTTAACGACTAAGACTTTTAACTCTTATACGGAAGCTAGCTTTTTTGCTAATAAGCTAAAATCTATCTATGGTGGAGAGATTAATGAAACATTAGGCGACCAATTTATTTTAATGCCAGCATGTCAGTTACAAACTGATATGCAAGTTCTTCAAGTTGAAGATGGAAAATTAGCGCCAGTGAAAATTATCGTCAATAAAGATAAGCCAGGAGTTTTCTATGATATTGAAGTAGAGCAAGCGGCTAATTTCATTGGCAATGGTATTTTAAGTCATAATTCTATTTATCAATTTCGGGGAGCCGATAGTGATGCCATTCCTAATTTTATTAATAAATTAAAAGCTAAAACTTTACCCTTATCTCTGACTTATCGTTGCCCTAAAAAAGTAGTTAAATTAGCCCAAGAAATTGTCCCAGATATTACGGCTTATGATAAATCAGAAGAGGGTGAAATTGTTGATATTGATTATTCTGAAATGTTGAAACAGGTAAAACCGGGAGATTTCGTACTCTCTCGTACCAATGCTCCATTAATTAAATATTGTTTAGCGCTGCTAAAGTTAGGTGTTCCAGCCAATATTCAAGGTCGTGATATTGGAGCAAATCTTTTATATTTTATTAAAAAATCGAAAGCTAAAACTATCAATGGATTTATTGATTATGTTAATTCTTGGAGAGATCAGGAAGTCAAAAGATTATTATCAGAAAAGAAAAGTACCGATATTTGTGTCGATAAAGCAGAATGTTTATTGAATTTATGTGAGGGAACTTTAACCTTACAAGACCTGAAAGAAACTATTGAAAAATTATTTAATGATGTGGATGATAGTGCGAAGGTTATTTTCAGCACTACTCATAAAGCCAAGGGATTAGAGCGAGATAATGTCTTCGTGCTTATCAACACTTATCGTTATGGTCCAGGTATTACTGGAGAAGAGGCTAACTTATATTATGTGGCTATTACTCGAGCCAAAAAAAGATTATATCTAGTTAGTAAACCTAGTAAATATGCTAAATATGATGGAGTTTAATTATCAATATATTTCCATATTTTATTATTAACTATTAATGAACAATGAGATGGTTTTATGTGGTAAATTTTGCAAATCTCTACTTGTTTGACGCCATTCTTATAAAGATTCATAATTTCTTGGATTTGATTTTTATTTAGTTTGGCATTAAAACGATTGCTACCACGATTTCTATTAGCCATATTTATGGCTGGTAAATCATTCAAAATTTCTTTCCAAGATTTTTTATTTAAAATATTTAGAATTGTATTTTGACTTAATTGATAAGAAGCCATTAATTCTTGAGTAGAAACATTTGCTAAAGCTTTGAGATATATTTCCTTAGCCTGGGCCGAAGTAATTTTTTTAGCTCCGGCTAAATCACCAGAATTTTTTCTAGACAAATTGGTTTTAATTTCTTCCGGAAGCTGTCTTCCTAAATTAGGGTGAGGTTTAGCTATGTTAAAATAACTAACTATTTTTAATTTTTCTCTTATTTTCTCTTTAATTTCTGGAGAGGGAGAGCTATTATGTCCTCCAGTAGTTAAATTGTACCCTAAAGGGGCTAGAGTATTGAATTTTTCAATATAGCTAATTTCTAACAAATTAGCTTCTTCTAAAGAATCGCACTCTTGGATAACTTCAAAATTAAAATTTTCTACACCATAATGATTAATAGCATGATGGATCGCAAATTTTTTAGTAATATGAGTTTTGCCTGTTTTTCTCAAAGCATCACTTATATGCGTTTTCCATCGCTTCTTAAAATCTAAACTCTGCCCAATATAACTTTTATTATTTATGTTGTTTGTTATTTTATAAATATAATATTTAACCAAAAAAAAACGCAGAAATCCTCTGCCTTAAGGCAGAGGATGAATGCGATAAAAAAGTTTAACTAAACTGCTAATAGTTCGTTATATATTTTGGTAGGTGAAAAATGTATCGAACTACTAAAACAAACAACGCAGTTTTTTCTCTATACTACCACTTTATAACTGTTGTGAAATATCGTAAAAAAGTTTTTCAGGATGATCTTATGATTTCTGATTTAAAAACTATTATAAATACTATTGCTAAAGATTTTGAGGTAGAAATAATTGAACAGCAATGTGGCGATGACCACCTACATTTATTATTTAAAGCCAAACCCACTTTAGATATTTGTAAATTTATCAATATTCTAAAAGGTCGCTCCAGTAGAATGCTACGAGATAAATATAAAGATTTTCTTAAAGATAAATTATGGGGAGATAGTTTTTGGTCTCCTTCTTATTTTCTTGCAACTAGCGGAAATGTAACTATTGACATACTTAAAAAGTATGTTTCTGACCAAAGGTTAGAACAAGAATGATAACTTTTAAGTATCGATTATACCCAAATAAAAAACAACAAAAAAAGTTATGGCAACATGCTAATAAGCTTAATTGGTTGTATAATTATTTTCTAAATCAAAGAATAGAAAATTTTAAAAACTCTATTAAAATAGGTAAAAAAGAACAACAAACAGAGCTTATAGCCTTAAAAAGTAAAGATGAAACTTTAAATGAGATGCATAGTCAAGTCTTACAGCAAGTAACTCTACGATTAGATCGTAGTTACCAAGCTTTCTTTCGTCGTATTAAAAATAAAGAAACTGCTGGGTTTCCAAAATTTCGTAGTTGTCAAAAGTTTTTTAATATCTGTTATCCTCAATCGGGATTTAAAATTAAAAATAATCAGTTAATAACAAAAGTTTATGGTGCTATATGCTTTAATAAACATCGACCATTAAAAGGTCAAATAAAGCAAATTATTATCACCAATAAAAATAATAAGTTTTATTTAAATATCATAACAGACTATATAGAGAATACAACAGCTTCTGGAAGTATTGGAATTGATATAGGGCTAAAAAATTTAGTAGTAGCTACTAATGGTGAAAAAATAAAAAATAGAACAGATAGTAAATATTTTGATAAACAGATTGCCAAAATTCAAAGTAGGGCAGACAAATTAAATAAAAAGTCAAGAAAATATCAATTCTTGAAAAGAGTAAAAAATAGATTGTATGATGCTAAAGTCAGAAAAATAAATGATTACCAGCATAAAGTCTCCAAAAGACTAAGTTCAACATATGATACGATCTATGCAGAAAACCTATCTGTCAAATCAATGTCAGAAGGTAAATGGACGAACTTAAACAGAAGCATTCGTAATGCTAAATTAGCACAATTTATATCATTTCTAGCATATAAAGTCAATAATTTGATTTTAGTTAATCCAAGTAATACTTCTAAAACTTGTAATTCTTGCGGAAAGATTCATGTTAATCTAAAACTTTCCGATAGAATAATAAATTGTAGTTGTGGTGTTACCTATGATAGAGATGAGAATGCAGCTAAAAATGTTTTTTGCCTGGGACAGGCTATGCGGGCATACCCTGCATATGTTGGATCAATGACAATCCAAGAAGCTCTTGCCTTAAGGCAAGAGTAGTTCACCCATTATCATTCTATATATCAGTTGGTAAGCCACAATATATAGACATATTGCAGCATAATGTACATGGTACGCTACAAAATGGTAGGTCGAGATGTTAATTCTTTTCCCATTCAATATCGAAGTTGGGTAGTAGACAACACTCCAGATTTAACAGGTGAATTATATACCGGATTAAAGTCTGGTACTAGTGATTTGGTTGATATTTCTGCTTTTGAACTCCAAGACGGATATACCATTGCTGATTTTAGCTTACCTAACTTTACTGCTTGGGACGCTATTGAAAAAACATTGCCTCAAGTTGCTAGTGATAGTCAATTAGCTGTGATTGGTGATACTGTGTATCTATTTGGAGGCGAGAATAGTTCTACCATTCTTTCCGCTGGCTTAAATACTCCCGCTACTTGGGAAGATACTGGTGCTGATTTGCCTGTTAATTTATCTGGATCGCACTTAGCCAGGATAGATGGCTATCTATATCTCTTTGGAGGCAGAATTAATAATGATATTACCAATAATATCTATCGAGCCTCGGTGACTAATCCATTAGTGTGGACAGATTCTGGCTCTGATTTACCTGTAGGTTTATGTAATTCTCATTTAGGTATTGCTGATGGATATATTTATTTGTTTGGGGGTCGCACTATTAGCGGTGTCACCAATGCTATTTATCGAGCCCCCACCACTAATCCATTATCTTGGACTATCACCGGCTCCACCTTGCCAGCAGCTCGTTGTGGTGGTCATTTAGCCTTAATCAATAATTCATTTTATTTATTAGGCGGAGCAGATACTCAATTATCAGCTACTAACACTATTTACCAAGCCCCCTTAACTACTCCTACTACTTTTAGTTTAGTAGGAACTTTGCCTGTTAGTTGTTATTGGGGTCAATTTTTTACCTATGGTAATTTTGGTTTTATTATAGCCCCGATTGATGATATCAATCAAGAACCACTGACCACTATTTTACGATGTAATGTAGCGACACCTACTACTTGGACTAATTTTAGTAATATTAGAGGACAAGCCATACAATCTCAATTAGCTATTATCTACGATCGTATCTTCTTATTTGGAGGCAATGGGAGTACCTTAATTTTTACTCATGACCAAATATTAAAGTATTCTATTGCTCCTAGTTCTTTATCACAAATTTATGGAAATATTACTCGAACCCAATATCAAAATACTGTTAATCAGTTAGATTTAATTAAAGTAATTGGTTTTCCCTTTTGGCGCACCGATTATCAGGAATAATTTTAAAAATTCAACTGGGGTTGACACGGGACAGCATCGTGATTAACTTATTACGATGAAAAATCAGTCAAACGTAGAGATTACAGACGATCCAATTGTTATGTATTTAATTGTTCGGGAATCATTGGGGATGTCACCCGGTAAATTAGCCGCACAATGTTCCCATGCGACTCAAATATTATTAGTTAATTATTTTAATCATCAATTAAAAGTGAAAGATACTTTTACTCAGTGGTTACAAACTAATTGTCGAAAGGTAGTTTTATCGGCTACTGAAAAAGATTGGTTAAAATTACGAGCAGAATTTGTTCCAACCCAAGGAATTGTGGTGACAGATGCTGGTTTAACTGAGATTCCCAGCGGAAGTGAAACAGTATTGGGGTTATATCCGATGCATAAAAGTCAACGCACTAAAATTTTAAAATGGCTACCTGCCTTATGAAGGAAAATATGTCAGATAGAGATCAATTAGGCAATAGGATGAAAGAATATGAAGGAGTATTTAGGAATTCTATTCCTAATAGATTACCTATTATACTTCGTTTAGATGGTAAAAGCTTTCACACTTACACTAAAGGTTGCCAGCGACCAGTCGACAATAATCTAGTTGAGGTTATGGATAGAACGGCTAAATATTTGTGTGAAAATATTCAAGGCGCACAAATCGCTTATGTGCAATCAGATGAAATTTCAATTTTGATCAATAATTATCAATCCCTTAATACTCAGCCTTGGTTTGATAATAATCTTCAAAAGATGGTATCAGTATCTGCTGGTATGGCGTCGGCTTTTTTTAGTTTACAATCCCATCATATTTTTAGAGGCAACAGTAAATTAGCTGTTTTTGATAGTAGGGCTTTCGTTCTGCCTACCATGGAAGTAGTCAATTATTTTATTTGGCGTCAGCAAGATATGACTCGCAATTCAGTCCAAATGTTAGCTAGAACTTTATATTTGCACAAAGAATTAATCGGTAAAAATAATTCTGAATTACAAGAGTTATGCTTTAAAAAGGGAATTAATTGGAATGATTGTCCTGTCTCGCAAAAACGGGGGCGTTGTTTAGTAAAAGATAAAGTAATTAAGGAGGCTATTAATCCTCTTTCTGGAGAGATGATTGTGGCTGAGCGTTCGGAATGGGTGGTAGATAATAATATTCCAATTTTTTCTCAAGACCGGGAGTATATTGAGCAATATGTCTGAGGGTTGGAGACGGCGGGCTTCTCGAAAAAAAATTAAATTCAAACAATCTAAAATCAATGCGGCGCTCAAGAAAAAATTATATGGAGAGATAGCATTTATGCCGTGCTATTATTGTTACCAAGTATTTTTAAAGGAGCAATTAACTATTGAGCATTTAATTCCCTTAAGTGAAGGGGGCTCTAATGAGCCAGATAATATTGCGTTGGCGTGTCGCCCTTGTAATTTACAGAGAGGTAAAGAAACTTTTATGGCTAAAAAGCTTTTAAATAGGGCAAAATTTGCTGTGCAAAATGCAAATTCTTCTTAGAATCGAAAATAGTGATGCAAGAAATTAAGATAGATTATTTTGGCACTAAACATTATTATTGGAATGGTAATCTCCATCGAGAAGATGGCCCCTCTATAATATATACTTCTGGAAGTAAAGAATGGTACCTTCATGGTAAATATCACCGAGAAAATGGGCCAGCCAGAGAATTTGCTAACGGTGAAAAACAATATTGGGTTTATGATCAGCTCCATCGAGAAGATGGTCCGGCCATAGAATATGCTGATGGAGCTAAAAAATGGTTTCTTCAAAATAAAGAATATTCCGAAGTAGAATATTGGCGAGTAGTCAAGCTAAAAACCTTATGG